TTACTCGGGACGACCGCCTTCCCAGCGGTTTCCAATCCGGCGAGCCGGTTTCCAATTCTCGTTCTGTTCTTGTTCCATCCCGGCTGGCCTGACCTCGGCCCAACGCCGTTCCAGGCGCTCCATTCCGTTGGCCGCCAGTCGCCTCAGCGAGACGTCGCGGCCGTAGTGCCGGACCATCTGTTCCGACATGTTGGCGATGGCGCCGACCTCGCTTTCCGTGCAGCCGACCTCGAGCAGGTTGATGACGGCATTTTTGCGCAGGCCATGGAACACCAGCCGGTTCTCCCGGAAGGGCTTGAACGGGTCGGTCTTCATCAGCCGTTGCCATTCCGAGCGGAAGCCGTCCGTGGTCTGGTAGGGCAGGCCCTTCACCCCAACATGCAACGCGGTGCTGTTTCCCGGCGCGCGGTCGATCCAGCGGCGATATTCCGAGTGGATCGGGATCCAAACCGTGCGGTTGGTCTTCTGCGCCTTCACCTCGACGATCTTGTCGCCCGACTTTGGCCTGCGCATCCCGAGAATGTCGCCTTGCCGCTGCCCGGTGAACAGAACCGACACCATGGGGAGCAGCAGGTGAATCGGCGCATGAGCGAGAAAGGTCTCGAAGGCCCATGGCGGCCACGGGATCCACGCTTCGCCACCCTTGATCTTTTCCGTCATCGCCACCGGATTGCCCGTGCAGAAGCCGCGCGGCACGCCCCACGCCATTAGACGGCTGAGGAAGGCGCGGAACTGGTTGGCGGTGGCCGGCGTGTCGCCGAGCTCGTCAATCGCCAGTTGCGCGTCAACGGTGGTCAGTTCGGCCGGGAGATCGAAGGCCCAAGCGGCAATAATCATGTCGGCGCTGCGGTCGTAGCCGCGCCGCGTAGAGGGCTCGAGCACCGTATAGGCCTCGTGCGCCTTGAAGCTCTCGACGAGAGCGGTGAAGTCCTTGGCGTCGCCATGGTCGCGCCGCAGCTTGGCTTTGTGGAGCTCGAAGGCTTTCGGCCAGAACTCCGCGGTGCGCAGGTCCGGCAAGTCGGCGCCATAGAGGCGGAACCCCTCGGCCGTACGCTCCAATGCCTCACAGATCGCCACAGACGGGGCAAATTCGGCCGTCAGCGGCTCCGGCAGGGGAATGGACGGCCAAGCGTCAGGCGTGTTCCTCCGGCGCGTGTAGAAGAAATAGGACACGGGCTCGCGACCTGCCCGTGCCTTGGTGATCCGATGCACATAGCGCGGAAGCTCAACCACTCCGCTTTTCCCTGACCGCGGCAACGAAACGCTCTCCCATTCCGGTAGGCGCTTCCGAAATCCCGAGCGCCTTATCCAGGTCCCGACGATACCAAAACTTTCGCCGTTGCGATTCGGTCCAGCGCGGCTGTGGATAAACGGTGCCTATCCGCTCGAGGAAATCCTCGACGTGCTTCTCCCCGCAGTAGCCCGCGGCGAGATCAGCGCTCATGCGCGGCGGCCATGAATCGGCGGGGAACGTGGGCGGGCGCCTGGTCACCAGCACCCCCACCATTTCCCAAGCCAATACAGGCTTGCATAGGCAAGCCCGAGGCCGAACATCCAGCCGCGCCTCATTTCCCATCCCTCGCTGCTTGGATTGCTGCCTGCCAACTGGCGAGCGCCTGATACAGGCCTGCGCCCTCGGCTGCGAAGGCCTGCAACATGTCCGCATTAGGCTCCATCATCTCGGCAAGGACGGCATCTGCGTTGGAGTAGAAATGAGCCTGCTGGTCTGAATGCATCTCGTCGAACACAGTGGCGTCGCCGCCGAAGTCAGCAGCCACAATCGCCCTCGCTATCCTCTCTCTCATGCTCATAGGGGAGGTCATTATGGCTGCCTCCTGAAATACACATCGCCGCCCTCACGCAGGACGGAAAACCCGGCCTGTGACAAGGTTTGGTCAAGGTCGATGGGACACAGGCAACAGCCAGCGCCAACCTCCATCCCAGAGATAATCTCCTCTTGGAGTTCTGGCGGCCAACCAGGGGCAAAGTGCAGATGCTCCGCTCCTCCGACGACAGCAGCAAGCTGCGCGACACCAGAGATCTCAACTTTGAGGTCCTCGTCGAAACAGGTCTTGCACATCACACCACCTCCGTCTTGTCGTCGTACAGCCAGCCGGCAGGGATCGGTTGGTCACCGCTGAGCGGTTCTCCGTCGGCGTCGACATAACTCTCCCGATCCTCGCCGCAGCAGGCGCGGTGGATGAGGCCGCCTGAGACGTCACCCAGAACGAGATCGCCTTCTTGAAGCGGCCGATCGCAGGCCATGCAGGTTTCTGGCGCGTCGTCGCCAACGGCTTCTTCATCCACCTCCGTCTTGTCCTTGAGGGCGCGGATGGCGGCGGCGGCATCGGCCGCCGTGCCCGGAATACGCGTGCCGCATCCATCGCCGGCGCCAACGGGTCGCCCGACGTTCCTCGCCACCTTCGCCGCCTCCTCCAGCACTGCATTGCGGGAGGAAGGACGGGTGTTCCAACGCGGCAGATCGGTGATATCCCAAGCCTGCTGGCCGATGACGCATTTCCCCTGATCGACGTGGCACAGCAGCGTGCCGCGCACCTGCATCGGATCGTCGCAAAACGGGCACGGCTCCAGTTCAATTCCCATTGCTGTTCTCCATGGCCGCAGAAACGCGGACGCGAATGCAGCGCCACCCATGACGATAGGCGCGTTTCCATCCTTGAGCGCGGGTCTCCCCCTCGAGAGCCCATACCTCGGCCAAGCACGCTTGCGCATCGACGCGGGTAGATCGGGTGGAATTCTCGTGGATGAAAGGGCGCGGCGACCCATCAGCGCACGCGCAAGCCCATGCATACTCATCTCGGAACATGGTCTCATTTCCCATTGCTGTTCTCCAGGAAGGTGCGGGCGGCGACGAAGTCCGACAGTCGAAAGTGCTTCGTCGGAAAGACCGATCTGCCCGGTGCCGCCGCTCGGACGCTCACGAAGTGCTCGGCCTGCGGAGCAAACTCCGCAAACGGGCGGATCACCCGCTCGGCCTCTGCCAGCAGGCGTTCGGCGGTGATGGCGCGGTTCTCCATCTCGCCCCACTGGCGCATTATGGTCGGGTTGCTGAGTGCCACCTCTGCAATTCCGCACCCAGTGAGTATTTCCAGCCGAGCGACACAGACTTGCTTCCCAAGCGCAGCATCATCCGACTTCTTCCGCAACGCCTCGATCTCCGCCTCTTGGGAGGTGATGATGTCGGCGGCTTCGTTGCGGATGCGACGGATGAACAACGCGTCGGCATTGGGGCCGCCCAGCAGCCTCGCCACGACCTCTCGTGCTCGTTCCCCGCTCATGGCTTGGCTCCCGAAATGTCGACCAGTGGAGTTGAGTAAGCCAGCATGAGGGGGTGGAGGGGGTCCCCGCCCTTGGTGAAGCCGAATGTCTTGACCGGCTTCCGAAAGAGGTAAAGCCGATCAAGCACAGCCACCAAGTCAGGGCGAAGGTGCTTCGGCAGCTTTCTGCTATCCCCCCAGCACGGCACGAGCACGTCGGCTTCTCTAGCGATTGTCGCAAGATGCTCGTGGTTTTCTGGGCCGGCTGGCAGTGGGGCGGTGGCCAACGCCTTCACGTCTGTCGCGCGCAAGGCAAAGACGTTGCCGACGATGAAACGTGAACCACCCCACCGAGAGACGAAGCCTCGCCATTTGCGCACAGTAGCGTCATCGAGGTTGGCGTCTGCGGTAGAGGGGTTGATCCCGAAGAAGGCGTAGACGGGGCCGGCGACGGCGACCGCTCTATCGAGCCGATATCGGTACTGCCCGCAATCCGAAATTACTGCGCTCATGGCTTGTCACCAAGGGCTAGGGCTGACTGGCGCATAACCTCACCCGCGATGTAGACGGTTTCGCGGGCCTTGCCGGATGAGCTTTTGAACTCTCCGAGCGGTTCAAAGGGTAGCCAAGTAGCCTCCGGCCCTTCGCATGCGATAACGAGCCCTCGCCGCGCTCGGCAAAACGGCGCCAAGTTTGCAAAGTCCGCAAACTGCACGCGATAGTAGCGGCCCTTGTCGCCATACGGCGGGTCAATGAACCATGTCGCTTCGATTTCGGGGGCGCCGTGATATTGCCCCTCCGTGATCGACCATCCGGCGATACCGGACAGCTGGCTCGCAATACGCTGCTTGGCCTTCTGACCCCAATTGAGTTGGGATCGGTCTGTTCGCGCCGAATAGGCTGTGCGAGATTTTTTCGGCGTCGCGCTACCGCGATTTAGCCAGAAGCCGATCAGCCATTTCGCCTCTTGTGGTAGAGCGTAGTCATCGACGTTGTCGCCCACATTCGGCAACTCCGGAAGGGCCATGATCTCATCTGGCGTGGCCTTCATGAGGTATGACCAGACCCCGACGATGATCGGATCGGCGTCGATTAAGTGGACCTTCTTGCATCCATGAAAGGTCGCGTACCCGGCCCCACCGGCAAACGGCTCTACGACCACGTCATGCGCCGGCGCGGGGTAGTACCGAGCGATGTTCCACTTTGAGCCGTAGAACGGGAAGAACGGGCGCATCATGGCTTGGCACCAAGGGCGGCGGTGAGGGCGGCGGCTTCACGCATCCTCGCGGCCTCATTGCCCGCGCCACATGCCTCTATCTCGCTTGCGTCGGTCCGCAGCCTTGCCTCTACCTCGCGTGCGCGTTCCGTCATGGCTGGCACTCCCAGAAGTCGATTTCGTACTCATGAGCGATTGCGCGGGCGTCGCTGCCGCCCCAGCCCCAGCCCGGCTTCCCGAACTCGATCTTGTTGTCTCTGCAGTAGGCGCGGTGGACCTGAACGGCGAGGCATTGCGCGTGACGTAAGCCGATCTTTGGCGTGGAGCGGTCGATCATCTCGACAGCCATCTTCAAGATGAAGCCGGTCCGCGTGAGTCCATCGTCGCGCCCAGCCCGGACCTGGTCGATGATCACGGCCGTAATGGCGTCGTCGAACGCGCCGGACTTGATGGCGTCCTCAGCGGCTTGCAGCGCGACCCCTCTGATGTGCTCGACCAATCTCGTCATGGCTTCACCTCGGGCTTGGCTCCAAGGGCAGCGGTGATGGCGGTGGCAAGTTCGGCTCGGGTGATCAGCGCCATGTAGGGGTGATCTTCTGGCGACGTGCGATCGTCCTTTTCGAGGAGGCGCATCCATTCCCGCTCCACCATCTCCTCCGTCACCTGCAATGGGGCAGGGTGGAGGTAGAGGGGCCGGTCGTGCCAGCCCAAGGACCGGTCGCCGTCTGTTATGGAGAAGCCCGAAAGGCGTTCTTCGCCGTCCGCTTTACTTAGCAGCCACGCCACCGGCTCGGCATTCGCCTGCGCTGCGCGGAGGGCGGCGAGTTCGGTGAGCGCGGCTGCGAGGCCGGTAGCGTCTGCACTGCCGATAAGGCCGCTGAAGGCGTTCGTGGCCTCCAGCAGTTCGTTCAGCCGTTCGTCGCTGATCTTCTCAGCCATGATTGCCCCCTATTTCCCTGAGACGAGCCGACATGGCCGCAAAGCTCTCGGCAATGATCGACGCCACTCCAATGTCCGATTGCTGACGCTGCGATGCGCCGATGGCGGCGTTCCAGACCGTGTCAAACGCCTCGGCCAGTATCTCAGCCGTCAGAGGCGTGCCGGTCGGCGGCGCTGCGCGGGTGTTCCAACGTGGCAGATCGGTGACGTCGTATGCTTGTTTGCCTATGACGCAATTGCCCTGCTCGACGTGCTGCAGGAGGGTGCCGCGGACCTGCATCGGGTCGGCGCAGAACGGGCACGGTTCGATCTCAGCCATGATTATTCTCCTGTTCCTGGGCGATAAGCGCGCCGAGAATGGCGCGGATCAGTGCGAGCACAGGTGTGTCGGCGAACGCCCTGGCGTTCGGGTCGGATGTCCCGACGAGCGCACTGATCGTCAACCCATCGTTGGTGTGCTCCAGGATCCAATCGAAGCCGGGAAGTAGCGCTTCCTTGAGCGCGAAGGCAGCGTCGAGGCTGGCGGTGTAGGGAGGTAGTTCGGCGCGCTGGAACCACTCGATGACTCCAGGTTTGCGCCAATACGGCTGGCGATCCCTCTCCATCTTCGTGCAGGTCCATCCGGCCAGCAGAGCGAGTTCGCCATCCACCTCCCGATCAGGTCCGGTAAGTGACGACACCCTATCCCGGAGGGCGGTGAGATCAGAGAGGCGGGTCATGCGGGCGCTCCTGCTTTTTGGCCGGCAGGAGCTAGGCGAAAGCCGGTTACGCGACCGTCTGCTTTTGAGAATTCAAGGGCGTACCACCTGGGGTCGAATGTCAGTCCGATGGCGCCGGCGATCTCGCGCATCGTTTCCTCGTCCTCACCGATACGCTCGTCCATCCAACCGAACCAGACGAGATCGTCGCCGTAGGTTTGGGCGATGTTAAAGTCGTCGCTGCCTAGCGCTTTCCAGCCGTGCCGGATGGCGTCGGCGCGGTTGTTGAAGCGGCAGCGGTCCCAGTCGTAGCCGATGCCGAACCCCGTATCGTTCATCCATGCCGACTGGCAGATGACGATGAATTCAGGGTCGATGTTTGGGAGTTGCGCCTTGTTCATTCCACACCTCCCGGAGGGGTGGGGAGAGCGGCGCTGACGACTTCAAAGATGCGCGCCACGTGGTCGTCCTCGTCTTCGTCGGTGCAAATGTCTTGCACGCGGCGCAGCGCCTCGCGGAGTTCCAACGCCTGCTTGGCGAGGGTGAAGACGGGATCCAGCTTTGCGACGAACCCGCAAATCGCATCTTCGAGCATGGCCTTGTCCGCGTCGTTGGGCGTGTAGTCAGGGTCGCGGAACTCGTATTCCTCGACGAACGCTCGGACGCTCTCGCCTGCATGGACGGCGTTGATCTGGTCTAGGATGGTCATACAGGTTCTCCTGTCGCGCGCAGAACTAGAACGCCGTCCATGCGCTTCTTGAATTTGCCATTGCGGTTGGTAGAGAAAGCCGGGGCGCGCTCGTGCCGGAACGCCTTCGCCTTGTGGCGTTCAGCGGCAGCTCGAGCGGTGTTCTCGGCGTTCGTCTTCGTGATGTGGTGACGGCGCAAGAGAGCCTGCAGGTTGCTCTCCCGGTTCTCGCCGCCGTCCTTGAGTGGAACGGTGTGGTCGCAGTCGATCTGGTCGACGTTCAGATCCATCCACGTTCCGCAGCCGCAGGCGCACAGGCCATTCTGGCGCTCGTAGAGGCGCAGCAATACCTTGATGGTAGGCATGGAATTGTCGGTGCGGCCGATCCACTCGGCGACGTCCCTAGCCATGGGAAATCTCCTGCCGGCCAATGGCGCTCAGCGAGTAGCGGGGGCCGTCGTCCGTCATTTCAACGACGGCGCACTTCTTCTTCACGAGGCTGTCGAGAGTGGATTTGACGATCTGGCCGGCTTCGCTGTTCACGCGGTCACCGGGCGTGATCGAGCCTTCACGGTCGAGGAAGTAGATCGCCGCGCGTTCTTCGGGGGTTAGCTTCTTCATGCCGCCGCACTCATCTGCGTAGGGTCGGCGCCGATCAGATCGCCGATCCAGCGGAGGACAGCTTCTTTGCTCGCCTGAAACTTGGCCTTGTCCATCGAGCGATGGTCTTGCGACAGCGCGTGATAGACATTGACGATGTTCTCCTCGACCAGGACCAACTGATAGGTGTCATACGGCTTGATAGCGGCGGCGAGCCGCTGGGCCTCAGCCTCCGACCTGCACACGTGCTGCACCGTCGAGCAGTAGCCGGCGTTGATCAGCGCGAACTTCCGCAGGTGCTCAGCGCTCGGATATTGCGGGCGGAGCGCGTCGGGTAGGCTGTCCCACGCCGCTTTGATACAGGCGAAATAGTGCGCATGGGACTGGTGCGAGCGGACGAAGATTTCGTCCAAGGTGTAGGCTTCGCCGACGACGAAGCGTTTGTCTGCCTCGCGCGCCCAATAGTGGGTGGCAGGCACCATCGCTTCGCGATCCCAGATGAAGCGGATAGGGAAGGGACTCTGCATCAACCAGCCCTCGCCATTGGCGCGAACTGCGCCAGCTTGTCCGCGTAGATGTCCTTCAACCGGGCTCGGGCCTCGCCCTTATGGTGGTCGCACTCGCGCCACCAGATCGAGACGAGTTCATCCTTGGTGGTGGCGAGGCTGAGGGCCATGCCGGCTGCCAGTTCTTCTGCGAGTTCGGTCCTGTTGTGCGGGTGCTTGCTCATGCCGCCTCCGGCATTCCATAGGTTACGGGTAGATCACTCAGCCCGTATTGGCGGACCTTCTGAACAACCTCTGCCAATTCGGAATTGAAGGCATCCACAGCGCTTGACATGTCCGCGATGTAGCTTTCCTCGCGGTAGGCGCGTTTGATGAACAACGGCAGGCCCGGCCAGTAGACAGCGATATCGATCCACTCGCGCTCAGCGACCCAAAGCGCACCCTGGCACTGAGCCTTGTGCTCAGCGGGGAACTCGTCACGGATCAGCACGTCAATAAGCAGGTCGGGCAGCTTGGTTTTGATTTCCAACATGCCGGTTTCGCCGACGAGCGAATCCGGGGATGCGCCCTTCGCCCCGTTGCGGACAAACCCGACAAGCTGCGGCTGGGCATCAGTCATCAGCGCGTACATGTTGCGGGCGTCGGGCTCCATTTCGTGCCCGCGCTCCATGTGGGCATTGGTGAAGCCTTCCTGCACCGCTCCGGTGAGAACCTCACCAGCCAGCTTGTATAGGTACTTCTTGCGGGTCAGGCTTTCCCCGCCGCCTTTGCCCCTCGCCATGATCGTGGCGAAGTTCGAAGCGGTCGGAATGCCTCTCCGGCTCTCGAACCATTCGGCAGAATTTTGGTCGCAATCGATGATCTGCACAGCCATGGCTAGAACCTCAAAGTGACGTTGGGGATTTCACCAGCGACAATCGCCAGCACGATTTTTCGGGCCTGATCTTCGGCCACATCGAGGGCCATGATCGCTTCTTTCGACGCCTTCATGACCTGGCCTCGGTGCGCCTTGTCTGCGTCGCGGGCAGCCTGCTCATCAGCGAGGCGCTTTTCTTCCGCGATCCGGTCACGCTCCGCTTTGGCATGGGCATCGATGACCGCCTGTTTTTCGGCCTCCAGTGCCGCCAGCTTGCGGGCCGCCTCAGCCTCAGCATCTGCGCGGGCCTTTTCGGCGGCGCGCTCTGCAGCGGCAAGCTTGTCGGCTTCAACCTGCGCGGCGCGTTCAATGGCCAAGCGGTCCTGTTTGGCCTTTTCCGCCGCCTCTTGCGCTTGGCGTGTCTTCACAGCTTCGGCAGCTTCACGAGCGGCGGCCTCCGCCTGGCGCTCAGCCTCTGCGGCGCGTAGGCGCTCCAGTTCCGCCCGATCAGCGTCAGCCTTGCGCTGAGCGTCCTGAGCGGCATTGAGCTTGTCGACCGCGAACCGCTTGGCGGTCATGGCTTGTTCAAGGAACTCACCAAACGTGGCCGTGTCGTAGGTGATCTTTTCTTCCAGCTCGTGGAAGAGGATCGCGTACGGATAGACCTCACCATCAATGGTGCCGTTGCCGCAGTTCTCTATGTGCTGGAGCATCGCCTTGATGTAGTCGACGCGATGCTTTTCGGCAGTTTCCCAATCGGTGAGGGGCTTGCGAACTTTCTCTGCGAGGGTTTCAAGCTCGGCCCAAATCTCGCGGCGGGTAGCATCCACTTTGTTAATTTGGACGCGAGCTTCCTCGTTCAGCTTCTTGCCGGCAGCGTCGATTGCCGTCTTCGTCCTCGTCACCTTGTAGGCGAGCGAGCTGATTTCCTTGCGGCCCTTGTCGCTGGACAGGTCAGGCGTGAAGGCTTCGGTTTCAGCCTTGATGTAGGCGTAGAATTCCGAATAGGTCTTCGGATCGATCAGAACGGCAACGGGGTTGTCCGCCACGATGGTTGCAATATCGCTCATTTGCCGGCCTCACTCAGCTTGCGTGCGAGTTTGATGTTCAGGCTGCGCACGGCGCTGTCGTAGTCAGCGACGCGCAGTTGGGGCAGGGCATCGACCTTGAACGTCTCGCAGAACCTGGCGATGTCGGTGTCGGTGCGCTCGATCAGATCGCGAACCGCCTCCACCTGCTCAGGCTTGAGCAGATCGGTCGCCTTCTGCGCGTGCTTCGCCCCATCGTCGTCGTTGCTGGCGGCGAGGCCAAGCGCGGCCTTGAGGGTGTAGCGCTGCAGATAGGTGATCGTGCTGCCGACCGCCTGAATGCTGTTCTTGTTGCCGGACTGGTCCTCGTCCGCGGTCAGCGGGTACTCTTTGGCATAGCCGCCTTCATGCGACATGATGCAGGTCACCGTGACCTTGTTCCCGACCTGCCCTGGCACAAACTCATAGGAAAGCCCGTGCTTCGACAGGATCGGGTCGATGGTTTCTATGATCTCCGCCAAGTCCTCGTGGCGATAGTGCGTGCGCCCCTTGGAAGAGCTAAAATCCACGAGCCTGTTCTTGGCGATGGGCGGGATCTCGCCCTTGGCGGCGGAGCGAGCGGCGACGAACGCCTTGCGCGCCTCATCCTGCGCAATCTCCTGCACCATGTCCTTGATTTCGCGGATCACCTCGATGGGCTGCCCCGACCGGATCGCATCCGACAGCATCGCCAGCAGGGGATTTGTGGGAGGCGGCGATGGCACACCGAAGGGCGTCGGCTGCCCCGGCTCGCGTTCTGCTACTGCGACACTGGTCATTTCCAATTGCTCCGGATGAGTTCTTCACGCCCGTCCGCATGACGCAGGACGAGAACCTTGACCCAGGTATTGGGCCGATCGGGGAGGATGGTGGTCTTCTCGCGGATGACGGCGGCGGGCTGGCGCACGGCGACATCGCGGATGAGGTCGGAGAGGGCGAGCGTGGTCATTCCGCCGCCACCTTCTGATGCGTGATGATGTTCTCGCTGAGCTTCTTCATCGTCTCGGTGAGAGGGTTGATGAAGGCAACCTCGATGCCGTTCGCGCGGCCGATCTCGATGGCATTACCGACTGCGCCCATAAACTCGCGCATCTTGGCTTCTTCGGGCGAAGGCATGGAGGCGACGAACGTCTCGGCCTTTTCGAACGCTTCAGCCAGGGTTTCAGCTCGGAGGATTTCGTACTTCCGCGTTCGAAACTCTCGCCCCCACGACATATGAACGCAGGGCTGTTCGTTGGCGTGGACCATGACGGTCGCCTCCGGCTGAGGAAGCGCCTTCGCCAGCATCAGCTTGGCAAGCGCATCGACGCGGCTCTGAATTTCGGTGATGTCCATCAAATCGTCTCCTCGTGGAGTGAAACAGTGGATGCCGCGACCCGCGCCAGACAGGCGTCACAGTTTGCGGCGGCGATGTCGGAGGCTTCGGCGAGGCGGCGCAGCACTTCGGCGGCGCGGGCTTGGACGGCGCCACGCAATTCCCTGCGAACGGCGTTCCGGTTGTGATCGAGTTGGCCGATGCGCGCCCGGATCAGATTGCCGATGCGCGCCTCGCGAGCGCTGTGAGCCGAGCCGAGCAGGCTGAACACGATGCGACCGCCAGCAGTGCCATCGGCGAGGCGAACGTCCATCGCTGCTTTGGCCGCGCGAAGGGCACTCAGCCGAGGGTCGGCAGCGAGGCGGGCGTCACGGCTACGGGCGGCAGTTCCAATGGCGTCGATCTTGGCGAGAGCGTCGGTGAGGATCATGTAGGTGGTCATGGTCTCGTCCTTTCGGATCGGTTGAGCCTTCTGTGCTGCCGGTCGGTGAGGATCGGCAGGGCGCAAAGCTCAGGCGGCTTCGGGGATCGTGTCGGAAGACAGCGCGAACCATTCTTCGGCCCACTTAAGAGCCTCTCCAGATGCAAAGCCGCCGCCTGTATCGTCGCCGGGTTTGTCGCCTTCCTTGATCATCAGGAACCACTGTTCGGCGGGGCGGCTACTGTCGGTTCCTGTCGGCAGGGTGTCGACATCAACACCGCGGGCATTGGCGATCGTGCCGACGAGGCAGGCGCACTCGCCATGGTAGGTTGAACCGTCGACGCGGCCTTCCTTGAGGGCGAGAATCAAGGCCGGCACCTCGCGCGGGTTCTCCGTGAGGATCATCCAGAAGTCGGCTTTGAAGGACCGCAGGTCGGCATCGCGCAGGACGGCATGGCTCAGGTCGGCACCGCGCAGGTCGGCATGGCGCAGGTCGGCATCGCGCAGGACGGCATGGCTCAGGTCGGCACCGCGCAGGTCGGCATGGCGCAGGTCGGCACCGCTCAGGTCGGCACCGCTCAGGTCGGCATGGCGCAGGTCGGCACCGCTCAGGTCGGCACCGCTATTCCTTGCCCACGCCACCGACAGCCCGAGCTTGATGCTCATCGGGGCGTCTTCTGCGCAGTCGATCTCGGCCGTGAACTGGACCTTGCCGGACCAGCGGTTGAGTACGTCGAGCCTGATCATTGAAATCTCCTTCCAAGCCTTCTGTGAGCCGCCCCAGTGATGAGGCGGCTGGCAGAGGGTTCAGGCGGCTTTCCTGGGAGGGCTGAGGAAGTCGGGCGGGATCCCGTAGTCGCCAAGCCCAAGGCGAGCGGCGAGGACGCCCCCCAGCATGGCGGTGTGCCACTTTGACGTATTGTTCTCGACGCGACCCATGGTCGTCGCGAGCGAGCGTTGGGCTGCACCCTCGCCTTGCCCGGGGCGGCGCACGCTGTCCGGGAACTGGCCGGGGCGGGACTTCATGTACGCGGCGGTGGCGGAGTCTTTCTGTTTCCGTTCGGAAGCGCCCATTTTCATCTCCAGTGTCATGGCCAAGCATTCTGTGAGCCGCCCCAGTGATGAGGCGGCTGGCAGAGGGTTCAGTTCTGGCGGTCGATTTCGTTCAGCGTGGCGAGAGGGCTGATTTGATGGAATACGTCCCGCAGTTCGGAGTGCTGACCGGGGTTCTTGGCCCAGATCTCACGAGCGCTATCGAGCGCGGCCCGTTCGATACGGCGTTCCTCTGCGCGCTGTGCCGCCGACATTTCGTAGTCCCAGCCGGCGCGGGCGTAGCTGATATCGGCGAGGTTCTTCTTGAACGTTTCGACGTTGGCCATCTGTCTCTCTCCCATTGGCATGTGCCGGTTGATGGGGAGAGATGTAGCGCTATTCGCTACGAACGGTCAATAGGTGTGTAGCGAAAAAAGCAACAAAGTTTGCAACGCCCCGAATCCCTCTGCTATAGAGGGATGGTCAGCCGATGGGGCTGGGCGCGCAAACTGAGCAGAAAGCAAACCGGAAGGTGACAAATGGAATGGGTCAGCTATTCTGACCTCATGGGGGCACAGCAAGCATTTCTGACACTGAAGATCGACACTCACGAGCCCGTCGAGATTGGGGACTTCGTGGGTGCGTTCACGTCATTGGCAAACGAGTTCGAGCGTTTCGTTCGCGCCGACTACCCAGATGCGAAAGTCGAACCGCGCATGTTCGTCAGAGAAGTGCGCTATGGGTGCATCGAGGCTGACATGATCACTGGCCTGGCGGTGACGCTCGCCAATGGCGCTGCCCACCTTATGCTTCTTGAGGACTTTGTTCGTCGCTGGGGTGCCAGGTTCAACATGCTGCGAACCGGGAATGTGCCGGATGACCAGTTGAACACCAGCCCGGAGATGATGGACTGGTTGAAGGCCGTTCGGGCAATCTTAAAGGACCCTGTAGCCTCACATAGGCTATCGGCCACAAGGTTCGTGGACGGACAAAAGAAGATTGGCGCGTCGTTCGAGTTCAGCGCAATCGAGGCCCGCGCGGCCGAAGCCAATATTGAGACGCGGCAAGAGCAGTTGGCTAAGCCAAGCACCGAGGTCAAAGAGCGCGTCCTAATGCGCTTTACTCGGACTGACGTTCACGATGCTACGGTGAACAAACGCACTGGTGAACGGGTGCTCGTTCAGGAGTTGTCGCTTAAGGACAAGCCGGTGATGTTCCTATCGGAAATGGTGGAGCAAGAAATCCGCGCTGTAATTCGTGAGGCGGATGAAAACGTCTACAAGCGCGGCTTTGTAGTCGATATTGTGTGCCAGGTCGGCGGCGACAAAATAGTGGCTTATGCAGTGCGCACGCTACATAGCGTCATCGAATTGGATGACGACTAACCGTCATTCGCCGGCTTCCATCTCACCGCCTCCAGCACCACGTCCACCTCATCCAGATAGCTCATCCACATGGGGCTTGCCTCGTCAGGCTGGCGCGATCTCTATTTCCGTAATGGTCGTTTTCGGTGCTGGCTGGCGACGATGCGCGCCGCCGCCGCCATGCCGGGGGCGGACTATTCGGCACCCGGCCGCAAATGCTGCTCGATTAATTCTCGCGCCGCATCGAAGATATCCGCGATTTCCGGTTGAGTGCCTTGCTGTTCCTCAAGCAGGAGAAGGGCGGTCTCATAGACCTCTCTGACCTCTTCCTCGGATAGCAGCCCCTTGCGGTGCAGGGCGGAGACCAGCGAGGCGAGGATCGATCCATTCGCCAGTTCGGTTGCTGCTACGGAGTCCAGAGGGGTCAGGGGCATCTAGCTAATTCCATGCCCGTTGAATCGGCATAGCGCCCGGGCTGCAAGCTCTCGCGGGTCTTTGGGTTTGCGGCCGGGATTCATCTTCGGGGCCGAGGGGCCATGTCCCGCACAACCCAAAGAACCACAGCCTTCAGGCTCACTTCCTCAGTGTCGTTATCGGCGGATGGATCGAGGTCGATGAAAAGCTCTTTGTGCACTGGGTTGCTCGATCGCGGGACGAGGCGCATCCCCTTGCGGGCAAACTGCACTTCCTTGATCGTATATTCAAACTCGCTGCCGCCATGGCGCGTGCGTTGAACGATCACGTAGTTGTTGTTGTCCAGTTCCCCGACCTTATCGATGTAATCGAGATACGGCGTGGTAACCGCCCACATACCTTCCAGAATACCCGCCTGGTCCATAGAGTCGCCGCGCACTCGCCACGCAAATTGAGGGATGTCTAGGTAGCCCGGGTGCATAGGCACCGCAGACGGGACCTCGGTGTGATCGTGATCCTGGTTTAACTCGTCCACAGAAAGCCAATCCCCCGCCCGCACCTCCCCCGCGTAACGGAGAGGCGCAGTTTGCGGTAATGGGATCGGGCCGGCAAGGGTCGTTGCCGTTTCATCCTTGGCTGGAGGTTGAACGCCAAGGACGTCAGCGGCGCCCAGCAACTCGTCAGCGGCGATCTTTCGGGTTCCCGCTGCCATCTTGTTGACGGCCGCGCGATCGATCGATCGCCCAAGACGATTGGTAAGCTGTCGCGCCATCTCGGCTTGCGAGATGCCAGCGTGTTTCATGCTCGTGCGTAGCCAGTCTGACAACATGGTGGATTTATAGCGCCAGCCGTTGCCGATGACGTGTTCTGAAATCGCTACAGATTCTCTTGCCATACGTAGCGAACTTCGCTACAAGCCCAGTATGGAACCAGCAGCAAGCATCATCGCAAAACTCGGCGGGGACACTGCCGTAGCTTCCATCGCAGGCGTTCACCGCACCCGCGTTGCCAATTGGAAGCGGCCAAAAGTTGCCGGTGGCACGGGCGGGATAATCCCCTTTCGGCATCAGGAGTCGCTGCTCGACGCGGCGAAGCTGAAGGGCGTCGATCTGTCGGCCGATGATTTTCGGCCTGTCCGAGTGGGGGCATGATCTCAATGCTCGCCCGCCCGAACCACAACTCGCCGCAGGTCCCGGATCAAAGCCCGCGCAATCTCCGTTGGCATGGCAATGCGGCTGACGATCCGACGCTCGGGCGCGGACCCGTCCTTGACCGTCTCCAACTCGATCCATCCGACGATGCGCACGATGCTGGCGCGCACCTCGATCTCGACGCCTTCCACCAGATGGCAGTCGACAACGATCGGCTCGGTCAGCGGCGCGGGCTTGATGATTTCGGCCATCAGTCAGTTTCTCCCATCCGCAAAGGGGGCGTGTGAATGTCCGGCAGCAACATCACCGTAGTGCCGATCGATCTGCAACACAGACCGTCGAATTCCGACGCCGATGTGAAGAGCCTCGTTTGGAGACTGGTGGCGGTCGAAGACAAGATTGATGCTGAGAACAAGCTCAAGGCTCTGATCTACGCTGAGGCCAAGGTTTCCGGCGCTGACATAGGCGCGCTCAAGGCCGCCGTCCGCATTGTCCGCTATCTCCCACAGAGCGATGCCGACAACCTTCCTGGGCTCAGCGAAACCGTCAAATCCTACCTCGACATCATCAACTCGAAGCGCCGGGAGGCGAACTGAATGACCGACTCTGTAGGGAAGGACCAGATCCGCGCCTTCATCGAGCGCATCGAGCGCATGGAAGAAGAGAAGAAGGCCATCTCCGACGACATCAAGGAGATCTATGCCGAAGCCAAGGGCAACGGCCTCGATACCAAAGTGCTGCGCACGATCGTTCGGATCCGCAAGATGGATCACAACGAGCGCATGGAGCAGGAGGCCATCCTCGAACTTTACATGGTCGCCCTCGGCATGGCCGTTGGGCCGCGCGACGATGGCGCCGAGGAACCGCCGCGTGGCAATCGGGCCTCCTCGGCGCCCTCGATCACCGAACCTGCCCCGCCCCCGGAGCAGAAGATCGGCAGCAGTGAGCAGGGCGCTGCCGCTGCTGCCGATAGCAATCCCATTCGGCCGGAAACGGCGAACGTTATCCACGAGAGGGCTTCGATAAACGATGAGGCATCCCCGGAGGCAGGTCCGCAAGCCGAAGCCTTCCACAGCCAGGGTACAGGGGCCGGGACGCTTGCGGATCGTGAAGCCCGCATTGAAGGGCAGGCGGTTTCGGCCGACCTGCCCGCCATTCAGCCGCCAGTAGCCTCGGATCAGCTTGTCGAGGCGAATGCGGCTGCGCAGACGGTGCCGGCATCGAGCCGAGCCCTTACCTCGCCCGTGGAGAGCGAGCCCGTCGCAATCTCCACACCCATTCCCAAGCAGTGGACCTTCGAGGATCCCCCGCACCCCGGCTGCACAAAGCCGAAGCACTGCGGCGGCTTCTCCAACCTCGGGCTGTGCCAGTTCTGCAAGGACGCTGCAGCTCAATCGGAGGCAGTTCAATGAGCATTCCATCATGGGCACGGCCGGGTGTGAAGGTCGTGTGCATCGATGGTGCTGGAGGTTCTGACGTCACCATCGGCCGCTGGGCGCCACAGGTTGGGAGCGTCTACACGGTGCGCGGCTACTACGTCGGGCCGTGCTGGGACCAGATCTACCTCGCTGAATATCGCCACCCCAAGACACATCCTGACGGTTGCGAGATCGGCTGGAGGGCCTCCAATTTCCGCCCTCTCGTCAGCAACAAGCGCACTGAAGCCGAAGACGTCGCGCTGTTCACTCATCATCTCGAAACCTCGCAGGTGTCGGCATGATCTCCCTCGGCCGCAATACCTCCTGTGCGGCCCAACTCAGCCGGGGCCTCTGTGCCTCGGCGCTTTCCATTCGTCTTGCGCGCTCCTGCCCCCTCCTCGGGCTCGCGCATAGGCGGGCTGGCGTCTCCTCCCGGCGCCAGCCCGCGCTCTTCGATCTTCCGCAGCACGTCAGCGGCCAAGCTCCCAATGCTGCGGAATCCCATTCCAACGTCCTTTCGTCACGGTTCGGTCTGAACGATCCGAAACCTAGCGAGAGGCGCATCCGAGATGTTGGATCGTTCACCCAAGGGCTCAAAAATGTCTGATGTAACGACCGCCCAAACCTTCCTCCATGAGCAGTGGCCAGAGCAGGCCGGCAGGCCTGTGAAGTCCTGCATCTGGGAAATCTTCAACGCACTACGACGCGTCGAGCGGCAGTTGCCGTCCGACGCCATGAGGCAGCGCCCGCGTCAGTGGACCGAGCGCCGCGTTCGCTCGATTTGGCACGGAGAAGCGCGCCGGCTCGACCATTACGAAATGACTGATCTCGAAATAGCGGCATCGGGGGAAGCAAGAAATGTCTTCAAACAATCCATCGAGCGCGCGGCCAGGATGGCAGCGTTTCTTGAAACTGCGGACCCGGATTTTCATGGGTCAGAAGTTGATCGAATTCGCGAATTTCTGCGCGGGCTGGCTGGCCCCGGAGTGGGCGGAAGCGGAACAGCAGGCGGGGAGGGCTGAGTCATGAAGAAGGTTCTCGCCGTTCTCGTCCTGCTGGCAATCCCTGCCGTACCGGTGGTAGCCGTCGCGGTTCTTTCCAGCGACCCGCTAGGGGTCGTTTTGGCCGCAATGTCGGGTATCGGCACGGTAGCCGCAATCGTCGGAATTTGGGTTGCTGCTGTGTGGGCCGTCAGCGAACTGATGGGGTTGCACGAATGAACCTCTCCATGTTCTTCCTCCGCCGCCAGCCCAAAGCCGTCCGCTATTTCGCTGCTACATCCCACGAGAATGCTGCGGAGAAGGCGAAAAGAGACGAGACGACAGCCGCCCTGCGCCGCGTCGTAAAGCGCGAGCAAGAGCTTCGCCGCGCCGTCGCCAATGCCATAGGGCAGGGGAGGGGGGAGTGACGGTCGTCCGTGAGGAAGTTATCGGCAACTGCCGTCTCATCCTGGGTGAAGCAATGGCGATCATGCCGACGCTGCCCAAGAGCCATCTTGTCGTCAGCGATATTCCGTACCCGATCGAGATCGGTGGCGTGAAGGTGTGCACCTACGTCGGTGACTTCTCCTACCTGACCAAGACCGGGGCGCCCGTCACCGAGGACGTGAAGGGCGTTGCCACTGACGCATTCAGGATCAAGGCGAAGCTGTTCCGCGCGCTCTTCGGCCGGGACGTTGTGATTGTGAGGACCGCGCGATGAAAGCGAACGACCTCCTGCGCCCCGACAACCACGACCTATACGACCATGTGCGGCTGATGATCCTGTCGAAGGATCCGATCTTCACGATCGACCAGATCGCCGGAGAGTTCGCCGTCACGCCCGAAGATCTGATGCGCTGGATAATGGCGTACAAGGAGCCGCGCGGAAAGCGCCAGCCGTACCAGTCGCCTCGGTTCTCGGCCATCGGCCAGCCGCGCGTCTCCACCGGACCTGACTGGGCGCGAGAGGAGAACGCCCGCAAGTTCCTGGCATGGAAGCGCCAGCGCGACGGCGCAAGGGCCACCCGTGAAGCCGCCGAGGCCGCGAAGGCATGATCGACCTTGCCGCGACGATCAGCGCCATGCAAGGCGCGGGCATGACATCGGACGAGATTGTCCGCTCGCTCGCTTGCGTGCAGATCGGCGCTCAACCTGCCGCAGCCATTCTTGATGAGCAGGCGGAACGCCGTCGCGCTCGTGACCGTGACCGGAAGCGTCTGCGGAATTCTGCGGAATTCTGCGGAAACGGCGGAACGGTCCCTCCTTCCCCTAAAGAAACGTCCCCCACACCCCCTAAAGAAATAACCCCTTCCACCCCATCCACTCCCAAAGAAAACCCCCTTCGGGGTCAAAAGAAAGCGGTTCGCCTTCCCGAGGATTGGGTTCTGCGCCCCGAGTGGCGGCAGGACGCGATCGACGCCGGGCTGAGTGAAAACCTCATCGATCTCGAGGCCGCCAAGATGCGGGACTGGTCCCGATCCTCGAAGAACGGCGCCAAGCTCGACTGGCGGGCGACGTGGCGCAACTGGTGCCGCGAAGCTGCCGCCCGCACGCCACAGCAGCGCGCCGGACCATCCCTCAATCGCCCCCCGACTGCCCAGGAATTACTCAAAGCCAGACGACAGGAGATCAGCCTTGATGAACCCCCGCCAAACCGCCCTCTGCTCGTTGCTTCTCGGTAGCTTCCCGAACTTTTCGTCAGGGGACAGCGAGGGGGCATTGGCGGCGTACGAGGCAGTGATGCGCAGCGCCGACGAATGCGACCTTGACCCCGGGGTGATGATCCTGATCAACGGCCAGTATCCGGGTCACGACGGGCGGTTCGCGCCGACCGCGCCGCAGCTCGCCACGGCCATCCGTATGGCGCGTGACAAGCGCCTCGAGCATGAGCGCCGGGAACGGCTCAACCAGCCCCGGCTAGCCCCGCCCGATGTGGTTTCGACGCCTGAGGAACGCGCACGCGCCAAGACGAAGCTGGACCACTTCCTCCAGAACGTCGGCGACCGCATGCGCACCGACGACGCCACAATAACGAAGTCCCGCAACCACGTCCTCGCCAAGACCAATGCCCGGTTCGCTCCCGACATGTCGGACGATGCCGTCGCCAATCGCCTGCTGTTCAGCGTCGGCGATCCTGACGGGGATAGGGACGTCGCATGACCTGGTGGTTCAAGAACGAAGTCCTTGAGCAGGCGAGAAGCACCGCATGAAGCACCGCGGCTCCATCCATTCCAGCGACAGGGATGACGCTCGCGAGAACTTCGCAAAGGGCGTGGAAGCCGCTGCCGAACTGCTCGAGCGGGCAGCGGAGAAGCGAGCGGCACAGATCCTGCGAGACGCCAAGATCATCAACGACATTGGCCTTGAGGCCATCAAGAAAGAGGAACGGGAATGAGCAACGCAGTGGTCGTGAACATTTTAGGCATCTTGTTTTTGACCGGGCTCCTCGTCTGGCTGGCCATACTGGCAGTCCTTGCTTGTACGCTCTTCGGCGCCGCCATCCGGGCAGCCAGGGCTTTCGCATATTACCCGAAGATGGAGGTCGTCTGGCGGGGTCACGACGGCGAAGGGGCGGTGACAAAGCGCCTGAAAGTCGAGCTCTGGCTGCTCTGCTTCCGGACCTCTGCATACGGGATGAACAAGATGATCGCGAACGCGTCCCGCGTGAAGGGCTGAACCAAAATCACCACCACTGACGACGAAGGAAAAGCGGCATGACCAAGGGCAGACCACGCAAGATCGGCGTAAAGCGGACCAAGAGCGGGCAGATCAGCCGCGCGGTCGCCGCCTGCAATGAAAATGCGGAAGGCATTGCGCTGCGCATGAGGGTGTTCGGGCTGACCGAAATAGACGCCCGCGATCAGAAGGCCGCGACCTACGTCGGCCGGCTGTGTTTGGCAGGGCAGAAGAACAACACCGACGGGATCACCGTCGCGCAATACGAGGCGGCGATGGCGTGGCGGGAGGCCTACGAGAATTTCCAGCGGGCCGTGAAGTCTCCGGATGCGCTGCGCAGCGGGGTGGGCGGCGGCGACCAGGGCGAGAGCGAGGACTATGCCCGGCGCTGCAAGGCGGCCATCGCGAGGTGGAAGGGTATCGAGGATGCAGTTCGGCACGAGCAGTGCCTGCACGAGAATCGCGGCGCCAACATGTGGGCGGCTCTCGACTACCTCGTCGGTCGCGATCAGCAACTGCCTCATATGATCGGAGACCTGCGGCTGGCTCTCAACGCGATCGGGCACCACATGGGCATGATCCAGCGGCCGAAGCGGGGAACGCCTTCGCAGCAGGAGGCCGCATGATGCCCCGTTGACAGGGATCGCGAACACCCCTAAATTCACGTTAATGCGATTTTCAGACTAGCGTCTGAAACGACAACCCGCCCGAGCAATCCGGCGGGTTTTTGATTCCAGTTCCAGAGGTCGCCACCACTCTCTGGTGGCAGCGTGCGCGGGCGCCAGGCCAGTTGCCTTCCCGTGAAGTCGTCGGATGCATACGGCGCAGTTCTGTGGCCCGCAGGACAATCCACGGTTTGGGAGACCAGGGCGCAATTCAGTTCGAGGCGTCTATCCTGCGTAGGCTCGCAACCTGCGCGCAGTGCCACCTGTGACACTGGCGCGCCTCAATCCTATCGAAGCGGCGGCGTGGAGGGACACGCCTAATCAAAAGGCTGGCTGCCACGGCGCCGTGAATGCAGCCAGAGTCAGTATCAAGCCCGGCCCACTTCGAGTCTAACCATCCAGATTTCAAACTGACACGCGCCCAGCGCGCCATGGAGGGCATCCTCATGAACAAGCGTCTCGCCGTCGTTGCGGCTTTGGCCGCGCTTTCCCTCGCCGGCTGTAGCGATGCGGACATGGCTTCATCGAACCTGTCGCGGGCTGCCGACCAGTTCGAGATCAACCGCCGCGTCGTGTTCTACAACGGCGTCACTGGCGAGTTCATGCTCACCGTCGAAGGGCTCTGCTCACTGGGCAACTACGACAAGTCCCGCGAGCTTAGCGTCACCTGCAAGACCGGACCGGGCGCGTATAAGAAGCACTTCCTCGGCCTGTCGGACAACGTGACGTATTTCGCCGAACAGATCGATGCGGCGAACGTCAGCCCGTACCACTACCGAGTGATCTTCAAGCCGTCGGCGATCGTGCCCGACATCGATCTCCGCTGAACCCCGGCCATCAGCCCCAGCCTCACCCTAACCGGTGGGGCTTTTGCATTGGAGAGACAGCATGACATCTCGTGCATTCGTCAGCCCCGCTCGCCTGCACATTGCCGGCTACGAGTTCATGCACCGCAACAGCGCGGGCGACATGGTCATTGTCTCGCACCACCCCCGTGGCAGTGCGACTTGGCTTTGGTCGGTCGTGCTGGCTAAGGGCGGCGGCAACACCATCATCAGCCGCGCCGCCGATCGTCAGGGCCAGTGGCACGACTACTATCGCCTGCCGTTCGGCTTTTGCCTGATCGTCAGCCAGCAGGACTGGCACAGGTCACGCCGCGCCTAACCCCTTCCTCGCATAAGCGGGGCCTTTCCAGTTGGAGAGACAGGATGGCTGTAGCGGGGGCAGTAGGAACGGATTTGCGTGATGGGCCAAACGAAGGCTAGCAAGCCTAAAGGGCGCCCTAGCGCATATACCCACAAAATAGGCGATGCCATCTGCGAACGCCTGTCTGATGGCGAGAGCCTGCGGGCGATTTGCGCAGACAATGGAATGCCCAACAAGGCGACGGTCTTTAGGTGGCTGGCATCGAACGAACAATTTCGCGACCAATACGCCCGCGCGCGCGAAACCCAGGCTGATGCGCTGTTCGATGAAATTCTCGACATCGCCGACGACGGGTCGAACGACTGGATGGAAAAGCACAATGCCGATGGAGAGAATATCGGCTGGCGGGAAAACGGCGAGGCGCTTCGGCGCTCACAGCTCCGAGTTGATGCCCGGAAGTGGATGGCCGGGAAACTCCAGCCGAAGAAGTACGGGGAGAAGGTCACCTTGGCCGGCGACCCCGACGCCCCGCTGACGCCACCGGTTATTCAATTCGTCCGCGATGCAGATCCGGCTTAGCCCGCCTCAATACGAGTTTGTCACCGCCGAAGAGCAGTTCCCCGCGATGGTCGCGGGTTTCGGCGCCGGGAAAACGCACGCCGCAGTGGCTCGAGCGATCGCGCGAAAGCTCCAGTACCCCAAGCAGAACGTCGCCTACTACCTACCGACCTATGACCTGGTGAGGAATATCGGGTTTCCGCGATTTGCCGAAGTGCTCGGGGGCATGGGGCTCAGCCACAAGATCAACAAGACCGACGCCACCATCGACTTCGGCGGGTTCGGCCAAGTGATCTTCCGCACAATGGATACCCCGGAGCGGATCATCGGCTACGAGGTGGCCGATAGCCTTGTCGACGAGCTCGACACGCTGCCCACCGAGAAGGCCCGTGAGGTCTGGAATAAGATCATCGGCCGCAATCGGCAGAAGAAGCCGGACGGCTCGCTGAACACGGTCGCGGTGGCGACGACACCTGAAGGCTTCCGGTTCGTCTACGAGCGCTGGCAGAAGAAAGCGGCGCCCGGCTATCGCATCATCAAGGCATCGACGGAGAGCAACGCCAAGAACCTCCCCGCCGGCTACATCCAGTCGCTCAGGGACAGCTACCCCTCGAACCTGCTGGCGGCCTATCTCGACGGCGAGTTCGTCAACCTGACGAGCGGGTCGGTCTACCCCGAGTTCGATCGGCGCCGGCATCATGCGATTGCCGAGATCCGGGACGGCGAGCCGCTGCACGTCGGGATGGACTTCAACGTCCAGCACATGGCAGCGGTGCTGTTCGTCCTTCGCGACGGCAAGCCCTTCGCGGCTCTGGAATACACCGACGTTCTCGACACGCCGGCCATGATTGCGCTGCTCAAGTCGCGGCATCCCGGCCATTCGATCTTCGTTTACCCGGACGCCTCAGGGAACAACCGCAAGTCGAATAGCGCCAGCTCGAGCGACATCGCCCTCTTGAAACAGGCTGGGTTCACCGTCTGCGCGAATGCAGCCAACCCAGCGGTCAAGGACCGAGTGCTTTCGGTAAATTCGCTACTCAAGGCGGATGGGATCGGCATCAACGTCGACACCTGTCCTGCACTCGTCGAGGCGTTCGAGAAGCAGGCCTACGACAAGTCCGGGGAGCCGGACAAATCCAGCGGGCTCGACCATGTGATCGACGCTGCCGGGTATTTTGTCGCCTACAAATTCCCGATTGTGCGGCCCGGCCGCGCTGCCGTGGTCAATACGGGGTTCTATTAGCCATGGCCTTCGACATTACGATCAAGCATCCGAGCTACATCGCGTTCGCAGATGCTTGGCGCCTCATGCGCGATGCCATGGATGGCGAGGATGCCGTCAAGGCCCGCGGCGAGGTCTACCTACCGATGAAGTCCGGCACGCGGGCTATCGATGACGCGACCAATCGGCAAGCCGCCTACGACGCCTACAAGCAGCGCGCGGAATTCCCGGAGCTCGTCGCACCAACAGTTCGCGGCGCTGTCGGAACGATCCTCGAGCAGGAAGCGACGATCGAACTGCCGCCCAAGCTCGAGCCGCTGTTGCAGCGGGCGACGCGGGACGGCCTGACGCTGGAGGCGCTTCACCGCCGCATCACGATCGAACTCATGACCACGGGACGCTACGGCATCCTCCCGGGCGTGACCGCGAACGGCGACCCGTACCTCGCCGGCTATGTCGCCGAGAGCATCATCAACTGGGACACTGACGAGGAGCAGCGCCCCAACTATGTGGTGCTCAATGAAAGCGGGCTGGCCCGCAATCGTGATACGGGCGCGTGGGGGAGCACGAAGCAATATCGCGAGTGCATGGTTGTGGATGGGCGCTATGGCGCGCGCGTCTGGACGGACAGCGGCAGCGGCATGGAGCCGGATATGCTGGTCGAAGCCAGAACGGGCAAGCAGCGGCCTCTGGCTAGCCTACCGTTCGTGTTCATTGACACCAACGACCTCGCGCCCGAGCCCGACGACGTGCCGCTGTACGGCCTCGCCAAGCTCGCGGTGAGGGTCTACCGCCTCGACGCCGACTACACCTTTGCCTTGCACATGACGTCAGAACCGACGCCGGTTGCGATCGGGTTCGACGACCCGAAATCTGCGGTGGAAGAGGGGCGGGCGCCGACCACATTGGGCAGCTCGAAACTCTGGCTCCTGCCGGCCGGCGGTGATGCCAAGTACCTCGAGTTCTCTGGTCCCGGTCTCGCGGCGCAGGAAAGGGCGATCCAGTCGTCTATGTCTCGCGCGGTGATCTTCGGGGCCAATCTGCTGGCCGATACTCAACGTACCGCGGAGTCTGGCGAGGCGCTCCGGCTTCGGCTCGGCAACCAGACAGCTACTCTGCGTTCCATCGCGATGACCTCGGCCGCCGGCCTTGAGCGGGCGTTGAAAAACGTCGCCGAATGGGTTGGCGAGGATCCGGACAAGGTGTCGGTGCAGCCGGTCACGGACTTCTTCGACCACACGCTTACCGCTCAGGAGATCACTGCGCTGGTGGCCGGGTGGCAGGCAGGGGGGTATTCGAAACAAACGCTGTTCGACCGCTTCAAGCGAGGCGAGCTCATTCCGGCTGAGCGCTCGTTCGCGGATGAGGAAGAATTGATCGCTGCCGAAGGGCCGGCTCTCGGGGCGCTTACGCCTCCGCCTGCTGCCTAGCAATGACCGTCAACGGGGATCTGTTCGACCTCGCCGTGCGGCACCAGGTTGGCCTTCAGCGGGTCTCGACGGCCACTGTTCGGAAGCTCATTGCGCTTCTCAACCGTGTCGACGCAGACATCGTTGCCCAGATGCAGCGATACGATCCAACGGAGGTTTCTGGCGCATGGTCGGCCAAGCGGCTCGAAAAGCTGCTCGAAGCCGTGCGCGTCGTCAACCGAGACGCCTACAATACCGTCGGCAAGGAGCTGACGGCCGATCTCAAGGCGCTTGCCGCCTATGAGGGCGTGTTCCAAGCTAGCGCGCTTTCGTCGGCACTGCCGATCGCCTTCGACATCATTAGCCCTTCGGCCGAGCAGCTTTTCGCCGCGGTGAATTCGCGACCGTTTCAGGGGCGCATCCTAAAGGAATGGGGCCGCGATCTCGAGTCCGGCGCCTTCGCCAAGGTGCGGGACGCCATCCGGCAGGGTTTTGTCGAGGGCCAGACTGTCGACCAGATCGTTCGCCGGCTGGTCGGCACAAGGGCCAACCAGTTCAGGGACGGCATTCTGGAGATCAACCGGCGCTCGGCGGAAGCCGTTGTGCGAACGGCGATCAACCACACCGCCAATGCGGCGCGGCAAAGCCTCTACGAGGCAAACGCTGACCTCATTGGTAGCTGGCGGTTCGTCGCTACCCTTGATGCCAAGACATCGGTCGGGTGTGCGTCGTTGGACGGGAAGACATTCCCGATCGGGCAGGGGCCACAGCCGCCCCGCCACTACAACTGCCGCAGTTCGTCAGTGCCCATCACCAGGAGCTGGCGGGAGCTGGGCTTCGATATCGATGAGCTCCCACCCGGGACGCGAGCCTCTATGGATGGGCAGGTTCCCGGCGAAATGACCTACAACGATTGGCTGAAAGGCCAGCCGGCCGAGGTTCAGGACGAAGTGCTGGGCAAGACGAAGGCAGCATTGTTCCGCGACGGCGACTTGCCGCTTGATCGGTTTGTTGACGACGGCCGGGCGATGACGTTGGACGAACTCCGCCACAAGGAAACAGAGGCTTTCGCAAGGGCTGGGCTTGCGGCATAATGATGCCATGACCGATTGGCACCGACTTCTAAGACTTCGAGCTGCAAAGGGCCTTGACTGGTCCGCTAATGATCAACGCTCGCTAGACCGAGCGCGCGATCAAGAGGCTATGCGGAAGCTGCACGGTATTCGGATGGTGCCGTTTCAGCGAATTAACCATGCGTGGAATGAAGCCGTTCTCGCTCCTCTAGAACCTCTGGTTCTTTGGCTTGCCAGGCGGTTGAGCAAAGTTCCGTGAAAGACGATTTCAGAGACAGTTCTCACCTGACGGCTATTGCCGGCGACCGCGCCGCCGATGCCAAGCCCAAGGCATGGCGCCGTACCGCGCTGGATCAGGCAGAACAGGTTGTCTGCTGGCAATGTGAGAAAGACACCGGGGTCGCCACCAGCATGGTCACTGAGGTGACGCTGGCGCCGAGGCGCAGCCCTGCCGGCAAGAAGGTTGGCGGGACCAAGGCTTGGGTGTGCGCCTATTGCCTTGCCCGAGGGAAGGTCACCAAACTGATCGGTTGACGCTACCACATCGCTGAGAATTACCGCCCGCCCGGCATTCCGAGGCGGGCTTTTTCGTGCCCGCGAGACGGGTAAACCCCAAGGAGACAGCCCGATGGGCCTCAAATCGATCTACTCTGCCGCGGATGATATCCCGGCCGAGCACAAGGCGTTCTACAAGGAGGATGGCGACAAGTTCGTCCTCGACGTTGAGGGGATCGACGATCACCCCAAGGTCCGCGGCGTCATCACCGCCAACCGCGAGAACGTCAAGAAGCGCGACGAATACAAGGCCAAGGTGACCGAGCTCGAGGGCAAGGTTGCGGGCCTGCCGGAAGACTTCGACGCCGACGAGTGGACCCGCCTCAAGGCCGGCGACGGCAAGAAGCCCGATGAAGCGCTTCAGGCGCTCAAGGACCAGCACACACGCGCCATCGAAGCGCTGAAGACCAAGCACGCTGGCGAACTCGGCGAGCGTGACAAGCAGCTCGGCGAGCGTGATGGCTATATCGACCGCACCCTCGTTGATGGCGGCCTGAAAGACGCGCTGCTCGATGTCGGCGTGGCGCCCGAGCTGCTCGACGGCGCTCTGGCGGTGCTGCGCGGCAACGTAAAGGTGCAGCGCTCCGATACCGGCGACCGCAAGGCCATCGTGCAGACGGACCTCGGCGAGGTTGGCGTGTCCGATTTCGTCAAGGAGTGGGCCGGCGGCAAGGGAAAACCCTACCTCGGCAAGCCGAGCGGCCCTGAAGCCCAGGGCAATAAATTCGCGCGCACCGGGGCCAAGACGATGACCCGGGCTGAATTCGAAAAGCTCGACGCGGCCTCCCGCCACAAGGCGATGACGGTCGACAAGGTTTCCGTGGTCGACGCCTAGCCGCCCACGATCTCGCTTCGCCCGATGGGCTGAGCCCAAGGCCGATGGCCTCTTTCACCCAACATTTTTGATCTGAAAGGAGGCCAACTGTGGCCAACACTTTGACGGGGCTGATCCCCGATCTCTACGAGGCGCTTGATGTCGTCTCTCGCGAACTGACCGGCTACATCCCGGCGGTTTCGCGTTCGTCCTCAATCGCCCGGGCCGCGCTCAACGAGAATGTCCTCGTTCCCGTGACCGGCGCGCATACCTCGGCGAACAACACGCCCGGCGCTACGGCGCCCGATACCGGCGACACCACCGTCGACAACGTGGCGGTCACCATCTCGAAGTCCAAGCACGTTCCGGTGCGCTGGAACGGCGAGGAAACTAAGGGCCTTGTCAACGCGGGGACCTTTTCGAGCATCCAGGCGGACCGCTTCTACCAGGCGATGCGCACGTTGGTGAACGAGATCGAGACGGACATTCACCTCGAGGCCTACAAGCGTGCCTCTCGCGCCTACGGCACTGCTGGAACGGCCCCGTTTGGTACGGCCGGCGACCTCGGCGATTTCGCTGGCGTGCTGCGCATTCTCGAAGAGAACGGCGCCGCTCCCACCGACATCCAGATGGTGCTTGGCCATGCGGCGATCGGCAACCTTCGCGGCAAGCAGTCCGTCCTGTTCAAGGTGAACGAGGCGGGCTCGAGCGACATGCTGCGCAACGGCATGACCGACCGCGTGATGAACATGGCTCTGCGCCATTCGCACGCGGTGGGCGTCCACACCAAGGGCGGCGGTGCCTCCTACGTCACGAACGGCGCTGTCGCGGCTGGCAACACCAGCGTGGTGCTGAAGACCGGCACCGGCACGGTTCTGGCTGGCGACGTCGTGGCCTTCGCCGACGATACCGCCAATAAGTACGTGGTTGGCACTGGCGTCGCCGCGCCTGGCACCATCCAGATCGGTAAGCCGGGCCTGAAGGTGAACGTGTCCGACGCCAACGCCATGACGATCGGCGGCAGCTATACGCCGAACGTGGCCTTCGCCCGCTCTGCCATCGTGCTCGCCACCCGCGCGCCGGCGATGCCGGAGGGCGGCGACACCGCGGACGACGTGACGACCGTTGTGGATCCGCGCACCGGGCTCGCGTTCGAAGTGGCGGTCTACCGGCAGTTCCTGCAGGTCGTCTACCACGTGCGTCTGGCGTGGGGCTTCCGGGCCATCAAGCCCGAGCACATCGCCACCCTCATCGGCTGATCTTTGCAGCGGGGCCGGTTCGCCGGCCCCGTCACCAAGCTCAGGAGACGACAATGTCCGACCTTATCAGCGTGACCAAGGACGGCGAAACGCTCCCCGTCCACCCCTCGCTGCTCGACGCACATTTTGGTCTCGGCTGGGTGCTGAGTGCTCAGGCGAAAGCGCCCGCCCCGCTCGACCACGACGGCGACGGCCGCAAGGGCGGGAGTTTGCCGACGGGTGGAGAGCCCCAGGCGGCCGTGACCGGCACGGACAGCGGCGACCAGTTCAGCGATGAGCAACTGCGGGAGATCATCACCAAGGCGATGGGCAAGGCCCCGCATCACAAGCTGGGCCGCGACAAGCTGATCGCGCAGTTCAATGAACTGAACGCGAAAGCGGATGAAGCCAAATGACCACGATCGCCTACAAGGCCGGCGTCATGGCTGCGGACACGCGAGCCTATGCCGGCTTCAACACGGTCCTCGGCCACAAGACGAAGATCCGTCGGCTCGGCGACGGCACGTTGATCGGCTGCTCGACCAACTTGGTTGGGTTTGGTGAATCTGTCCTCGACTGGTTTGCTACCGGCGGCACTTTCGAGGACGCGCCCAAGGCGGACGAGATGAAGTTCTCCTTCATTGCCGTCAAGCCGAGCGGAGATGGGTTCTACGCCTGTGACAGCTTCCGTTTGAGCGGGCCGATCCATGCCGAGTGCTTCGCAATAGGCAGTGGGGAAGCCCTTGCGCATGGGGCGATGAGAGCAGGTGCCTCTGCTAAGCAGGCGGTCGAGATCGCGGCAGAATGCGATGTCTGGACGGGTCTGCCGGTGGTCACCATCACGCACGAGGGCTGAGCAATGCTGTCCTACACCGATCTTGCCGTCGCCGTTTCCGAGGCTGATGCCTACGCCGAAGCCCGCGCATGGTCGAACTGGACCGGCGAGGACGAGGTGAAGCTCGCAGCACTCCGGCGCGGGCAGGACTGCATCGCACAGCGATACAATGATCGCTGGCTGGGCAATTGGTCGAACGACGATGCCCCCGAGCCGGTCAAATACGCGATCATCGAAGCGGCTCGGCGGGAGCTTGCCGACCCGGGCAGTCTCTCCCCGGATTTCGTCGCCTCAAGGCAGGTCAAAACCGAAAAGAAGGGCGTTGGGCCTCTGACTAAGGAGACCACCTACGCTGACACGGCCGGCGCGGCCTCTGTGCGCCCGTCCATTGCCGCGATCGACAATCTACTCGTCGGGCTGCTCGCGGCCGCTGGTGGGGGCTCTATCAGCCTTTTGCGGGTATAGGCCGATGGCGGAGAAATTCGACTATGCCGGCGCGGCCAACGACGCTGACGAACTGCTTCAGGAATTCGGTCAGACCGGCGCCATCCGTCGGGTGGTGACGCTGCCCGGCCCCAACGAATGGACGCCGGGCGAGACGATCGCGACTGATCACCAGGTCACCGTCGCCTTGCTGCCGGTGGATCTGCAGGACGTGGGCCGGGATGTCGGCGGCACGCTGATCAAGTCCACCGATCTGCGCGCACTTGTTTCGCCTCTCGGGCTTGCCATCGAGCCCACGACCACTGACGCGATGCTGGTGGGCGATCATGCCTACACGGTCGTTCGCTGCAACCAGCTGGCGCCGGCCGGCGTCGTCGTCCTCTACGACATGATCGTGAGCGCCTGATGGGGTTCTCGGAACAAGTTGCAGCCTGGTCGCAGAAGACCGAGGCCAAGCTAGAGCTCGCCGTCCGCAAGATCGCGCTCGATGCTTTTCGCGAGGTCATCATGATGTCGCCCGTCGACACGGGGCGCTTCCGCGGCAACTGGCAGGTGGCAATCGGCACGATCCCAACCGGCACCATGGAGCTCGAGGACAAGGCCGGCACTGCGACGGTCAGCAAGGTGCAGGCCGAGGCCATGGGGCTCAAAGCTGGGCAGGTGATCTACCTCGTCAACAATCTGCCTTACGCGGCCGCGCTCGAAAATGGGCACTCGAACCAAGCGCCGGCCGGAATGGTCCGCCTCACTGTCCAGCGCTGGAAGCCTATCGTCGAGGCCGTCGCTCGCGAACTGAATAGGGGCTAGCCGATGACCGCTCCGTCGATTGAAACGGCGATCTGGCTGGCCCTCAAGAGCCGCGTGCAGACTCTCCCGGCCGATGTCGTGCCGCAATCGGCCATTGCGTGGCCCAAGGTGTCGTTCACGCCGCCGAAGGTCCGCACCGACCTCGCGCCATACGTCATCGTTTCGCTGCTGCCCAACAAGGCAGAACGCCTCTTCATTGACGGCAATGCGCCTCATCGTCGGCCCGGTATCCTGCAACTGTCGTTGATGACGCCGAACGCCAACGCCCACGATTTTACCATGGTCACGGAGCGCGCCGGTCAGATTGCCGCGCATTTCCCGGCCGACCTCAGGATCGCCGCCGAGGGCGTCACCGTCCGCATCGAGCGGGCACCCGGCATCGGCGGCGGGTACGCGGATGGCGCGTACTGGCGCACGCCCGTGAGCATCTACTACGAAACCTACGCATAGGCCTTCGGCCCCCAATTCCCCAATCATGGAGACTATCATGAGCCAGCCTTTCCCGATCGCTGGTCGGAAGCTGTATATGCACGCCGATGTTCTCGTGCCGCCCGCGTCCGGGCTGCTTGTCGCCGCCGATTTCCCCGCCATCACGTCGGAAGACTGGGTGAGCGTCGGCAAGTGGAGCACTGCCGGCGCCCTTGGCGGCGACCAGGCAACGATCACCACGCCCTACATCAACGAGGAATACGACGACGTTCAGATGGGGACCAAGAACCCCGGCGTGATGTCGAATACCTTCGGTGTGGTGTCGGAAGACCCCGGCCAGATCGCGCTCTACGCCGCCGCGGGGGACCGCCGGCTGCGTGCATTCATGGTGGAGTTCCCCGATGCGCCCGTTGGCGTCGCTTCCCACGGGACGATCCGGCTGTTTGCGGCATACGTCAAAGAGCCCTCGGAGCAGGGCGGCGAAGCCAACACGATGGGGCTGATGACCGTCGACTTCGTCAAGTTCAAGAACACGGTTCGAATTGCGGCCGCGGCGACCGGCGGTCCGGTCGGGGAGGGTGATGAATAATGGACACGGGGCTCAAGACTGAGGCCGTCGCCTTCGATATCTCAGCGCTCGACGCCACCGACGAAGCGCAGATGGTCGTCCATTCCAATGGGCGGCCGACGAGCTGGGTGTGGACCTTCGCCGGTCCGGGGCACCCCAAGGCGGTCGATCTCGCCAACAAGCTCAGCCGGGAACGCCTGCGCAAGGAGGCCGAGCAGGAACAGGCCCGCGTCAATGGCCGGAAGTGGAAGGCCGACGACGAGGACCCGGACGAGGTTGCCGAACGCAATGCCGACTATATCGTTGCCCGGCTGATCGGCTGGTCAGAGGTGCAACTCGGCGGCAAGCCCTATCCGTTCTCGCCCGATAATGCCCGGGCTCTCCTGCTGGATCCGAAGAAGGGCGCTCTGGCGCTCCAGGCGCTCGAGTTCCTCGCCGATCAGCGGTCTTTTACGCAGCGCTCGTCGACGGCCTCCTGACGTTCGCCGAGCGCGCCTTTGCCGGCGAAGCCGAGGTCTATCCTCCCCCCGAACTGGATTACCTCTGGCAGGCCTATATCAGGCTCCGAAAGCGCAAGGGCGGCGGCATGGGGCCGGCGCCGTTGGAATGGGCGGATATCGAGGCGTTCTGCCGGCGAAGTGGCAGCGATCTCCGCCCTTGGGAGGTAGAGGTTATCGAGGCGATCGATGACCGATGGCTGGCTGACGTTTCAGAGACGAAACCAGCTGAGGCTGAACCGCCAACGCCTCCGGCAAGGCCGATGTCGCCGGAGCTGTTCGACGCTATTTTCGGGTGAGGGGTTATGTCTTCGGCATGAAACCCTTCGACGCAAGCCAATCGCTCAGCATCTGCCTGATCGCCTCGGGACGTGAGGGGATGGTCTCCTGCTCGCGGCGGTAGGCCTCAATGGCTTCGAGCATGTCGCGGGGTAGCCGAACGGTCACCGCCTCCGTGTCCACAGAGGGGCGGCCCAATTTTGACTTTTTAACATTATCAATTGACATGATGAATTCATGATGTCATAAAGAGCGGGCCAAGGCAAGGACGGCAATCCTCACCAAGGCCCTTACCGCAACCGATCTTATGAGGAGATCGATCATGGCTGTCGCAGCCCATACTACCTATCACCCGAAATTTGAAGGCCGCACCGTCGTCGCCACCGTCATGGCGATGCAGGGCAACGTCGTCACCATCAAGCTCGCCAAGCGCAAGTTTCATGCGCCTGTCGTCAGCACTGGCGGGCGGAGGGCGTGATGAGGAACATCACCCGCCGCGCCGCGATGTTCGGCGCCGCCGTATCATCCGCCGCGCTTGCTATTCCGGCTGTCGCTGCCGTCAAGCCGACCATGACCGCCGAACAGCGCCGCGCCTACCATCTCGCCGAGTTTAAGCGGGCCTGCGAGGAAATCGACCCGATGATCGGGTCTTGGCCCGATGGCTGGGATCGGCGCGACAAGAACTATGGCTTGTACGCACATCGCGTGACCGGCCGGTATGCTGGTGACGGCATTTATGAAAGCGGCAGGGTTGACGCCCTCGGGGAGCGCGGCCCGCTGACTGTGACGCTCACCCCAGAGCGGATCGACGACGAACGGACTTTCTTCGTCACGCGGGCCGGCAGGCGGACGCGCATGACCGAAACGCTTCTTGAGAACTCGATCGGGCGCAAGCTGCCCCTCTGACCACACGAAATTCCCCGCCGCCATTGGCGAGCATGTGAGTATTGGGGGAAACTTTCGGCTTTGAGTATGCCTTTTCTAGAAAGTGATTCCGCAAGGAACTGCGCTAGGGCCTTGTGGCGGCAATATAATACCCGGCCGCGAATGCCGAGAGTTCAAAGGCAAGCTGCAAATAGTTGCCGTTTCGTTCCGATTGGGTTTGGAACTTACTGGGCCGATTGGTAAATTCTGATTAGCAGAGACCGGGACTTCCGGTCCTCAGTGGCGGCGGGGCGAAATCTCTTCGCACGAGTGCCCCGCCTGCCACCTCCCGAGCCTCCATTCGAAGTGGAGGTCGTCATCAACCCAGGCTTTACAGGAGCCCCGATTGACAGAACACACAAACACCATTTCCGCGCCGGTTGTCCATATCGCTGACACCGCCATTACCGCGATCACCTTCAATGGCGAGCGCGTTGTCACCTTTTCGATGGTCGACCAAGTGCATCAGCGGCCGGAAGGAACCGCAGGGCGCGCATACCGCGACAACCGCGCACGCTTCGTTGAAGGTGAGGACTTTGTTGAACTCACATCCGACGAAATACGTCGGATGTCGGCCGAGGGTGTTTTCCCGCCGCGAACCGCGCGCGGAACAGTTCTTACGCGCCGCGGCTACCTCAAACTTACCAAGCCGATGACCGATAACAGAGCTTGGGAAGTGCAGGGCGAGATGATCGACCGCTATTTTGCCGTCGAGACCTCCCGCAGCAACGTGATCGCGATGCCGGACTTCTCCGATCCCGTCGCCGCGGCCCGCGCTTGGGCCGATCAGTATGAGGCCCGCCGGCTGGCCGAGCGGACCAAGGCCGAAATCGGAACGCGGCGCGAGGCGACGGCCATGAACACCGCCAGCCAGGCGGTGAAGAAGGCCAATCGCCTCGAACTCGAACTCGACAAGGCGAAATCCTACGCGACCGTAAAGCGCATGACGATGATCTATCATGGGCAGGAATTTAGCTGGCGCATGCTCAAGCACGTGTCGTCCGAGATGGGAGTGCCCCCGATCGATGTGTTCGATGCGAACTACGGCACGGTAAAGGGTTACCACGCCGACGTGTGGCGCGAGGCCTATGCGCTGGAAATCCCGACTTCGGAAGCCTCTCAACGGGCGAGCTTTGCTGAGATGACTGACGCGGGGAGGGCCGCGTAATGGCCGATGTTGTTTCTATCGAAGTGCGGCGTGCCGATACGGAAATGACGCGCTTGCTCGATATTATGGAGGCCGGCGGCGTTTGCGTGTTCCTGCACGTTCCTGGCACTGAACTCCTGCCGACTGCTCTGGCGTTCGAGTTTTACAAGGGCAGCCCGACGCCAGAAGCTATTGAGGCAGCGTGCCAAGCTGTCGAGAAGTACGGCTCCGGCGACGCCGCTTTCAAGGAGGCGGTTTCCAATTATCTTTTCAATGTTGGCGCCACTTACAAGCCGGCCTCCTGACGCCGACAGTAGGATGGCCCAGCCTTAGGCCGAGAGTTGGCTTTCTCAACCTCGGCGACCCACGGGCGATCATGGCAGGCGAGGCGAGTTATGGCGTGGCAGTGCATGCCGGGGCATGTCGGGTTACGGCAGGCAAAACAACGGGCGGCCCTAGCGGGTCGCCCTTTTCCATAGGAGGCCGCAATGGCCATTGACGCAGACTATGCAACCGGGATCAGCGACCGGCCCGATGGAGATCTGGCGCTCGAATTCCGGGCGGTCCTCAGGGAGAACAGTGCGGCCGTCGATGCGATGATGGCCGCGGCCGAAACGGGCCAGCAGATCACCATGACAGTTCGCGATTTACGTTCGCCATCACCGCCTGAAGGGTTAGGCTACGGAAGAACGGATGCCACGGCTGCGGAGCAACAAAGCGCATAGAACGGCCGCTTGGCCACACAGGCACAACCGTTCCCTTCAGCCCAGCCCCCGCCGCTCGGGCCTGCAGTTCCGCAACGAATGCAGACTGATCGGCCTGCGTCTTGCGGTCAAAGCTGCCGTCAAGCGGCACGACAATCATGTCCTGGCCTTGCTCGTGCAGATGAGCGACTTTGTACTTTGGCATTACTTCCCCCTCCATTTCCCTCATCCAATCTCAGGAAGGGGAGGGAGTCGAGTCAGGGGCTACTTGCTCCCCACTTTGGCGAGTAGGGCGTCGTAAGCCGTCCCGAACCCCTCAAGGCGGACGGTCATTCGCTTCTCGCCGTCCGGCCACGCGTGGAACAAGACATAAGCGGTGCCCCCCTGACGGAGCGCCGCAACTATAGCGGTGGGGTCGGTCAGCACGGGGCCATTGTCGACGCGGACGGATGGCGTTCTACCGGGGAAGTCGCTCGGGGTCAGCAGAAGCGGGCCTCGCCCATCAACATAGGCAATCTGGAAAAATTTCAGTTTGTATGTCGTGTCGCCGAAGGTGCCCGCAAAACAGGTTCGCTCATCCTTGTACTGGTCATCGTTGCATCGGACGCTCCAGCCCCCGGCCACCAGCGATTCATCATAGCGCTTCACCGAGTCAGAAATTGAACTGACCGTCGAGCATCCTGCCAGCGCGAGCATCAACACGAACACTACTACGCGCATACCGTTTCCCCCCAAGTGTTGCGGGGACGCTAGCGCATGGTTTGGAGGCTGACAAATGGAAGATATCGCTGCACTTGGGCTGACCGCCCGCATGGACGGTGGCGCGCTGCCAGTCATGTGGCGGCGCTTAGTCAGGCATGGTGACGACAACGCCGCCGGTCGGGCTATCAGGGGAAAACGTCAGATTGATCGTCCCAGTTGTGTCGCCGTAGGGGCCACACCGCTGCGCGCCGCGCGCGAGGGCGGAGGCGACGTTCTTTCCTTGGGCCGTTTTGGGTTCGTAGCTCTTCACGTCAATCCGTCGAAGTTCTCCGCCCGATAGCTGAACATCCATCACAACTTTGAAGGCCAGTCCCGCGATGTCCGGCGGGAGCGCGCTGCATTCTGAGATGCTCTGCGCAAGCGCAGCCGAAACGTCGTCGGCAGCTGAACAACTCGGCCCCACAACCATCCCGGCTAGCAGCCCGCAAAGAAAAATCCCCTTCATTAATCCCTCCTGCTTGTCGGGTGGAAGCTATTTCATGAGGCCATCCATTGGAAGACATCGCAGTTCTTGGCCTTAGCGTCGACTCGCGCCAGGTCACATTGGCGGCCGCCGACCTCAAGAGTTTCGAGATGCAGGCAGGGAAGGCCGAACACGCCGCAAAAGGCTTGGAGACTGCCGCTGGGTTGCTGACGAAGGCTATGGGGTTTCTGGGCGCAGTGTTGAGCGTCCAGCAGCTTATCCGAATGACCTCTGCATGGACCGACTTGAACAGCCGCGTGGCCAATGCCGTTGGCTCGCACGAGGCAGCAGCGGCGGCGATGAAGCGCATCGATGAAATGGCGCGGCTCACCTACTCGTCGCTGGACCAGACCGCCGAGACGTTCTTGCGCAACTCCAAGGCGCTCAAGGAACTTGGCTATTCGACCGACAAGACGTTCGATTTCGTCGAAAGTTTGAACAATGCTCTGGTGGTATCTGGCGCCAAAGGTGAGCGGGCCGCCCAGGTGATGAACGCCCTGTCGAAGGCTATCGGCCTCGGCAAGCTTTCGGGCGAAAACCTCAACACGGTTCTGGCGACCGGCGGCCGCGTTGCAGAGGCACTTGCTGATGGCCTTGGCGTTTCGACGCTCCAGCTGCGCAAGCTGGGATCGGAGGGCAAGCTCACCACGTCAAAAGTCATCGAGGCGCTCACCTCCCAGTTGGAGAAACTGCGGAATGAGGCCGAGGCGATGCCCGCGACGATCGAGGATGCATTCACCCTCATGGGCAACGCCATCCTCAAGACCGTCGGGAAGATCGACGAATACACCAAGGCATCTGCGACGATGGCCGACGCAATCATCGCGATCGGCGACAACATCGACATCGTCATCCCCGTCATCGGTGCTCTCGCCGGCATTCTCGTGGTGGCGTTGATCCCCGCGCTGGTCGCCACGACCGCGGCCTTTGCGGCCTTTGCTCTCACGCCTATCGGGCTTATCGCCCTTGGCATCGGCGCCCTCGCCGCAGCCGCGACGTACTTCTGGAATGAAGGGCGCAAGGCCGCGCAGGCGGCAGAAGAGATGAACTCGTCGATCAAGGCCAACAATCTTAGCCTTGAAGCGGCGAAGACCGGTACGCGCGAGTATCGCGAGGAACTGCACAAGCAGATCGAAACGCAACTGCGGGCGACGGCGGCCACGCTTGCGCTAGCCGATGCCCAGACCCTGACTTCGCGGAAATATGTGGCCTCGTTGCAGACGAGCATCAAAAACAACCCGCTCGATCTTGGCGCCCGGGTCGCGCTGCCATTCGCCCAAAATGACGAGCGAAATAATATGGCAAAATCGCTTGCCCTTGATGCTGCCTATCAAAAGATCGAACAGCAACTGGCGGAGCTCGATGCGTTGGGGCCGGGGAAGCCCGGCGCCAAGCCTCCGGGGCTCCCCGACGATGCTGCGGGCAAAGCCGCCAAGGCCTACGATGATCTGGTCAAATCTGCCGGCGCCCGCATCGACCAGATGAAGGTTGAGGCCGCCACGCTCGGGATGACTGACGCCGCCGCGCTCAGCCTCACCAATACCCAAGACCTGATGAATGAGGCGACCAAGGCCGGGATCGATCTCTGGTCGGTTGACGCCGAGACCGGCGAGTTGCGCATCCAGCAAATCCTAAAGTTGTCGGACTCCCTGACCGAGGCCCAATTGCGCCTTGAGGGGTTGCACATGACCATGGCGAACCGCGCGCCATGGGATGCCATGGGCGACGCAATCGCCAATCTTCAAGAGCAACTCGACAAAGGCAACATTGGCGTCCGTGATTTCCAGTTGGGCGTTGGGCAGGCGGTCGAGGAGATGGTCAGGAGCTACGCTTCAACCGCTGGAGTGTTGCTCGACAGCGTGGAAATGCTGACCCAGAACATGGGTCTAAAAGGCAAAGAAGCCTTCGAGATGCAGAAGCAGCTATCGATGGCCCGCGCGGTCGTGGCTGGTGGCGAAGCGATCGTGCACGCCTACAATGCCGGCGCCGCGCTGCCGGGCGGCCCTGTCACTGGCGCGATTTTCGCCGGGGTCGCCGCTGCGGCCACAGCCGCACAGATCGCCTCGATCGCCAGCACGACCTACACGAGCAAGAGCCTGAACGCGTCCGCAGCGAGTGGCGGCAGCGCAGGCAGTTCGGCCGCCGCGCCGGCTAGTTCCGGCACCGCGATCAACCTGACAATCAAGGGCTCCGGCGTGATGAACGTCGACGACTTCGCCAACCAGCTCACCAAGGGTATTGCCGACGGCGGCCATCAGGCTCTGATCAACGTCATCAGGGCCGCGTAGATGATCTATATCTCGCCCGCCATCGTACTCGCGCCGTCGTCTCTTTCGACCCTCGCGTTTCCGGCCTTCCTATGGGAAAGCCTCGTCACGGTCGGCGGCATCGCGGCTGACCGTGAAGATGCCAACTATCCCGCGACGAACCTTGCGAACCCGCAGACCTCGTCACTGTGGAAGTCCGGCTCGACGGCCAGCCAGAACATCGTTTTCGATATCGACCCAGATCAGCCGGTTGATGGGATCGGGGTCAGCCGTCACAACTTTGGCTCGGGCTCGGTCACGGTCAAAATCTACGGCATCGCGGCCGAACCGGGAGCGGTGTGGAAGCTTTTGGCGGAATTAGTGCCCGGGGACGACACGCCGCTCTTTGCGATCGTGGAGGGTGGCTATTACGTGCAGGTCAAGATCAGCCTCACGCCCACGACGGTCGCTCCGCAGGCGGCAACGGTATACGTCGGCACAGTCCTGCGCATGCCGCGCGGCATCCCGCCGGGGCACACGCCGATCGTCGACGCCCTCGACCGCGAACTACTGTCGGGGATTGCTGAGAATGGTGACTTCCTCGGCGACATCATCACGTCTCAGCGCCTCGCCACCACCGTTGAGTTCCGCCTGCTCGACGGCGACTGGTATCGCGCCAATATGCGACCGTTCGCGAAATCGAACCTGCCGTTCTTCTTCGGGTGGGCGCCCGCGCTCTACCCCCACGAGATGGGCTTTGCGAAGTTCGCGCGCACGCCAAAGCCGACCATCAGCCAGGCTACCGGCGCGATGGATGTGTCGCTGCAGGTCACGGGGCTGGCGCTCTGATGATCCAAGACCACTGCACGGCAGGGCCGTTGAGCAACTGGCTCAACGGGCTAATCGGCATGTGCTGCGACGCGCATGACCTGGCCCTCGATCACACCACAGACATCGGGACATTCGTCATGGGAAACTGGGACTTCTTCGTGTGTGCCTGGCAATTGCACCCGTGGCTCGCGCCCGTCGTCTTTCTCGCGGTGTCGGGACCGGTCGGGCTTTGGCTCTACTTCTTCGGGCAGAAGCGGAAGGACGAACAGTCGTTCAATCTCACGGTGCGCGGGAGTGGCGCAGTGGACGTGGACGAACTCGCCCGGCAACTCTCCGCGCGCATTCGCGACGGCGACCTTCAGGACCTGGTGAAGGCTATCCGCGACGATGATGTTCGGAGCCCGCCGCAATGACCGCCCGCCGCTGGCTGACCTTTGTTGAAATCGACATCTCGTATGGCACCTGCACCTATGGCGTGTCGCCGTGCGTGGCGAGGATCGGCACGACGGGCACGCAGAAATGCTTCAACACCTTGGGCAGCTGCCAGGACCGCGCCCATTATGCCGAGAGCTTTGTCACGCTGCGCTTCGTCAAGGACGCGGGGTATCAGGCCGAGAGCGACATCGAGGCGATCCCGTCGCTGCTTGATGCCGACCTGACGCCGAGCGAGGTGTCGCTGGGCGAGGGGCTGGGCCGCAGGGCCTCGGTCACCTGCAGCTTTCGCGGCCATCCGCATGCGGATACGGGGCAGGGCTTTGACAAGTACCGGGCCAGCCGCGGCTACAATCCCTATGAGCAGGGCTGGTTCTGGGCAAAATTCGCGGCGCGGCATCCGAATTTGCGCGGCAAGAAGCTGCGCGTCATCCAGGGCTATCTCGGGCAGGCGCTCGAGGAGATGGAGGCGCGCCACTACATCATCGACTCGGTCGACGGGCCGTCGCTCGACGGCAAGTTCTCGATCGTCGCCAAGGATCCGCTGAAGGCACTCGACGGTGAGCGGGCGCAGGCGCCGAAGATCAGCACGGGCTTTTTCGCGGCCGATGTCACCGAGACGGCCACCACGGCGACGCTGGCGCCGGCCGGCGCCGGCAATGCCGGCTATCCGGCGGCGGGCTGGGTGAGCTGCGGCAGCGAGGTCATCGCCTTCACCCGGGCCGGCGACGCGCTGACCCTGACGCGGGGGCAGCGCGGCACGACGGCCGATGCGCACAAGGCCGGCGACCGGGTGCAACTCTGCCTTGCCTATACGGCGCAGAGCCCGGCCGACATCATCGCCAACCTCGAAACCGTCTATGCGCCGATCGATCCCGCCTATATCCCGCTGGCCGACTGGCGGGCCGAGGTCGCGGCCTATAACGGGCAGGTCTATACCGCGTTCATTTCCGAGCCGACCTCGGTCAAGACGCTGGTCGCCGAGCTGATCGAGCAGGCGGGCCTTGCCACCTGGTGGGATGAGGTGGGAGAAAAGCAGCGCCTGCAGGTGCTGCGCCAGATCGCGACCGACGTGCAGCGGTTCGATGAGACGATGATCCGTCAGGGTTCGTTGCGGATCACCGCGCAGCCCGACAAGCGCTTTTCACAAATCTGGGCCTACTTCGCGCAGCGCAACCCGATTGAGGGTGATGACCTCAAGAATTTCCCGGGCGTGGTCGCGCTCGTCAACGCGGACGCCGAGGCGAACTATGGTTCGCCCGCGGTGAAGACCATCGTCAGCCGGTGGATACCGACCGGCGGCCGGCTGATCGCCGAGCGGCTGACCGAGATCCAGCTCGGTCGTTATCTGATGCCGCCGCGCAAGGTCGAGTTCGACCTCATCGAGAGCGACGGGCTGGCCCTGCCGGTGCAGGGCGGCGGCTACAGGATATCGGCGCCGATGCTGCAGGGCGTTGATGGCGCGCGGGTCGAGATAGCCATCCAGGTCACCAGCATTCGCCGCAAGAATGGGGTCTGCTCGGTGACGGCGGAAGAACTCAACTGGGTCGACCTCAAGGCCAGCGATCCGCTCAACCGCATCATCACGATCGACTATGCCAGCTACAACCTCAGCCTCCGCACCCTGCACGACAATCTCTATGGCGCGCCGGTTCCGGGGGGCACGGTGACGCTGATCCTGTCTTCGTCGGCGCGGATCGGCTCGACCGCTGCCGCGCAGTCGGCGCTGCAGACCGGCGTCTGGCCCACCTCGGCGTTCACGGCCACGCGCACGAATGGCGGCGCGACGCTGACGGCGATTTCTAATACATCGGCGTTTGTCGTCGGTCAGGCGGTCACCGGAACGGGCATCCAGAACGGCGCGCGCGTCGTCTCGAAGACCGCCAATTCGGTGACCCTCGACAAGGCCGCGTCGGCCTCGGGCACGAGCAGCCTGACGCTGCACCTGGTCATTCTCAATCTGGTCATCAATGGCCAGATCATCGGCAAGGGCGGCAATGGCGGTAACGGCAAGGGCGGCGACAACAACACCGGCGGCCGCGGTGCCGATGGCGGGCTCGGCCTCAAGGTCGAGGTGCCGGTCAATATCACCGGCACCGGCAAGATCGACGGCGGTGGCGGCGGTGGCGGCGGCGGCGGCGGCGACTACCAGGGCTGGTTTGGCCCGCAGGTCAATGGCGGTGGCGGCGGCGGTGGCGCCGGTGATGTCGCCGGCGACGGCGGCGCGGCCGGCGCCAGCAATGCACGGGCGGGCTCGCCCGGCACGCCGTCGGCCGGCGGCAAGTCCGGCAGCAGCAGCAATGGCTGGCATGGCGGCAAGGGCGGCGATCCGGGGCAGGACGGCAGCAATGCCACCGGCGATTTCGCCGGCACCAGGGGCGTCGCCGGCGCCAGCGTCAACGGCGTGGCCCTGATCCGCGACGATGCCTTTACCGGCGCCTATCGCGGCGCCAAGACCTAGTTTTGTCGCGTTTTCGAAGCGGAAAACCGCTTCGCACTTTTCCTGAATACGCTCTGGGAGACTGCAATGCCTTTTGGTGTGAGCCGCGGCACGATCGTCGATGCCGCGGGCAATGTGCTGCCCGGCAGTTGGGTGGAGGTGCGCCGCGAGGCGCCCGGCGCGCCGCTGGCCGTGCCGCTTTACGCCGATGCGCTCGGCGGCGCACTGCTCGACAACCCGTTTTTCTGCGCCAGCGGCGAGTTCGAATATTACGCCGTCGGCGGCTGGTATCGGGAGGTCTATACGAGGCCTGGCTACAGCAAAACCCGGCGCTATGTGCCGGTGGGCAACGCGCAGGCGGCGGATATCGATGCCTATGCGCAGGCTGGGTGGACCTTCGCGCCCGAGAGCGCCATCGTCACACCGCCCTCGGCGGGGTCGATCCGGTTGAACAATGCCGACGCGGCGCTTGCCACGCATATCTTCATCAACAAGGCGACGCTCAGTAATAGCAGCGCGGTCAAATACCTGCAGGCGCTGTCGGCGACGGGGAAGACCTTTCCCAATCGGATCAAACTGGCACTCAGCGACAGCCGGCAGCTCGGTTGGGATGTTGCCGCCGTCTCGGAGCAGGCGAGCTGGTTCGACATCACCATTCCGCCCGCGAGCTACAACGGTCCGGCCGGCCCGGTGTCGATCGGCGATTCCGGGTTCATCGCGGTGTCGATCGAAACCACCGGCGCCGATGGGGCGATGGCGGGGCCGAGCTTCATCTATTCCTCGACCACGTCGAACGCCGATCCGGGCGCCGGCTTTTTCCGGCTGAACAGCGGCACGCACGCGTCGGCGACGGCCGCCTATATCAGCACCGTGGAGGCTGTGGCCGGCGCGACCGTCGCCGCGGAACTCGACAGCTGGGCCGCGTCGACGAACCCGACAAAGGGTTACCTGCGACAGGTGAAAGCCGCGGACCCGAAAGTGTGGCGGCTGTATAAGGTGACGGCGGTCGCCGGCAGCACCTATCGGACGGTCAGCATTGTGCACGTCGCGAGCGCCGGCGCGCTGGCAAACAATGATCTCTGTCGTCTCGTTTTCTCGCAGACCGGTGACGCAGGCGGCAAGGGCGGCGACGGGCCGGCCAACAGTCTCTCGATTGGCACGGTAACGCAGGGCACTGCCGCTGCGACCATCACGGGCCCCGCCCCGAGCCAGACGCTCAACCTCGTGCTGCCGAAAGGGGACAAGGGCGACCCGCTGGTGCCTCGTGGGGCCTATGCCAGCGGAACGGCCTATGTCCCGCTCGACGTCGTTCTGGACCAGGGCTCGTCATGGGTCGCGCGCGTGGCGACGACGGGCAATGCGCCTCCCACCGTGCCGACGACTTCGAACACCTATTGGATGTTGCTGGCGCAGAAGGGCGCGGACGGAACTGGCACGGGCGACATGCTCGCCAGCAAAAACCTGAGCGATCTTGCGGACAAGGTTATCGCGAAGAACAATCTCGGACTCAGTGCCGTCGCGTCAACAGGAGCCTATGCCGACCTCTCCGGCAAACCCACGCTGGGCACGGCGGCGGCGCAGAACAGCATCGCCTTTGCCACGGCGGCGCAGGGCGCAACGGCGGACACGGCGCTGCAGAAGGCTGGTGGGCAAACCATCTCCGGCGGCTTCAACCTCACCCCGAACAATCTCGGTACGATCTCATCGGGCACCCTCACGCCGGCGCCGTTGCCCGGAAACTACGCCTATCTGACCCGAAACGGCGCCTTCACTCTGGCGGTGCCGGCGACGGATTGTGCCATGGATTTGTTCGTAACCAATGGCGCGAGTGCGGGGGCTCTCACCTTCGCCGCGGGATACAAGGCCGCCGCTGGAAACACGGGAGACCCGCTGACGACCACCAGCGGGGCTGTGTTCGTGATCTCCATCCTCAGGGTCAATGGCGTCTCGACCTATCTGATCAAGGCCCTGCAATGATCATCCAGAGACCCTACGAGCCCCGGTTCTTGATGCCGGTCCCTCGCCACGAATGGCGCGAGCCGAGCCGATCGGTCGAGCGCGACCAGTTCGGCAACTTCACCGTGCAGACGCGTTTCGTCGTGCGCGGCAAGACCCATGACGGCGTGGTGCGATGGGATGCGTGGTTTGATGACCGCGACCAGTTCGACGCCTTCCTGTGGTCGGCGCTGCGCGCGCAGGTGCTCGGCGAAAAGCTGGATGAGCGGCTGTTGCTGTCGCTGCCGAATTGTGATGTCCGCGGGACGGTCAACCTTGATCTGGTACTTGCGCCGGAAGTCTTCGCGTTCCTTACCTCGACCTCGGCTAGTTCGACATTCCAGTCGCCCACTGACTGGAACAATGCAAAAAACAAGATAGGAGCCATTGGTGGAGGCGGTTCGGGGGTATGCGCGCGTGTGGGGTCTAGCGTCCCCATAGGAGCTATGGGGGCTGGCGGCGGCGCATTTGCAGGGATTGCCAATTTCCAATTCGCAGAGCCCGGAACAACCACAGTAAATTATCGGGTCGGGCTAGGGGGTGTTGCTGTCACATACTCAGGCTCAAGCGGCTCGGTACTCGGCAATAACGGAGCCCAAAGTTATTTTGACGCAGGAACCGTTCTGGCTAATTTTGGTAAAGCCGGCACAGCAGCAAATACTAGTTCAGTTCTGCCGCCCGGTGAAGGCGGCAAGGCAAGCTCGTCTACCGGTACAACCAAATATGATGGAGGGGACGGAGGCGCCATTACAACTGCTGCAAGCGCCGGACAATCTGCAACCGGTGGCGGGGGGGCTGCTGGACCTGCTGGCGCAGGCTTGGACGGCGCTTCCAAAACGGGCTCCGCGTCTGGAAACACAAAGGGCGGGGACACTGCCTCCGGGGCCATAGGGTCGGCTGGGGGAACGGTTCTGCCGGGCGGGGCAGGTACCGACTGGGATAGTACGCACGGTGCCGGCGCTGGGTCAGGCGGATATACCCTGACTTCCGCTTCATCTCTGCGCATTGGCGTTGGCGGTCAGTATGGCGGCGGCGGCGGTTCAGTTACGCGCGCGCAAACTACCGGCTCGTACACCGATTATAGCGGCGCTGGCATGCAGGGCATTGTTGTTGTCAGTTACGAGCCCGGATCATCGCTCTATCGTTTCAATCACCCAAATCAGGGGATGTAGAATGTCCGAACCCGTGGGCTACCGCCTGGTCGATGATCAGGGAAATATCGTTTCGTCGTGGGGTGGGATTTGGGGGCGATGCCCCGGGATGCCGAACCCCATCCAGTTGCCGAATGGCGACCAGGTCCACTCACCGGCGCTCGATGAGGACTATGCCGGCTGCAAGCTGGTCGGCTGGTATTTGAGCGAGGAAGAAGAAACCGCCGCTGCGTGGAGTGCGCTGCGCTCGGCGCGCGATCGACTGCTCACAGCGTCAGACTGGGTTCGGTTGCGCGCCCTCGATACAGGGACGTCCGTTCCCGATGAATGGGCAGCTTACCGCCAGGCGCTCCGCGATCTGCCTGAAATAACGGACGACCCTCGCACCGCTGAATGGCCCGATCCGCCCGCCGAGTGAGCGGCGATCTAGCCTGACCCCCTAGCCCGCCTCGAGCGGGCTTTTTCATATCCATCACAGGAGACTTCCCATGGACGCAAACGCGCTCCGCGGCGCCGAAGCTTTGCTCGATTTCATCGGCAAGGTGGAAACCGGCCGCACCGGAATCGATGCCTATCGGACGATCTACGGGCATAAGGAAAACACGCTGCCGAAGCCCGTGACCGAGTTCACGCTCGATGAGCTGACCGCGGCGCAACTCCGCTGGGGCAAGAACTGGGGTAGCTCGGCGGCCGGCAAGTTCCAGATCCTGCGCAAGACGCTGCTCGGGCTCATGGCCACGCTCAAGCTGAGCGGCGATGCCAAGTTCAGCAAGAAGACGCAGGACATGCTCGGAACGCAATTGCTGCTGGGGCGGGGCTTCGCACGCTTCGCCAGCGGCAGCATGACCCTTGAAGCGTTCGCGATCGAGCTCGCCAAGGAATGGGCGTCGATGCCCGTGCTTTCGGCTATGCAGGGGGCGAGCCGCAAGGTAGCGGCCGGGCAGAGCTATTATGCCGGCGACGGGCTAAACAAGGCCCTCGTGACGCCGACAGAGTTCCGCGCCGCGCTCGAGCAGTGCCTCGCGCTGTGCAAGGCGGCCTCGCCGCGGCTCCCGGCCGAACCGCCGAGAGTGCCGCCTGTCGAAGACTACGAAAAGCCGGTCGCGCAGGCCGATCGTGGCGGGCGCCCGGGCGGGGTTGCCATCGCCATCATCATTGGGCTGGCGCTGGCGGTCGCGTCCCTCATCTGGTTGCTCGGGGGCAATGCCGACGCGGCCGCGCCCGTGCCTCAGGAACGCCCGTTCGGCCTCATCGGGCCATCGCAGTCCATCTGGAGCGAGATCGCCCTACAGGCGGCGCTGGCGTTCGTTGCACCCCTTGCCGGTGCCGTTGCCACCATGGCGGTAGGCTGGGTGACGTTCTGGTGGGGCAAAGTGCTCAAGTCCGAGTTCGACGCCCGTTCGGCCGAGCAGTTGCATGACGCCCTGCAACGCGGGTTGGTCGCCGCCGCCGATCGGCTGGGCGCGCGCGCCTCGAGCGCCAAGCTGCTGGCCAGCGCCGCCGACTATGCCGAGCGGTTCAACGGCGGTACCGTCAAGCGCTTCGGGCTGACCAATGCCGATCTGCAGCAGCTCGCCGCCCCGCACCTGCCCACCGTCAAGCGTTGACGCGATCCAACTCCCTATCGAGGAAAGACCAGGTGCATGGAAGAGATGGAACGCATGCGCAGCGACATCAGCCAACTCACGAAAAGGGTAGATGATTTCTCCCTTCGGCTCGCCACCGTCGAGGTTCAGACCAAGGGCTTCGACGACAAGCTCGACAGCCTCAAGGAACTGATCGACCTCAAGCTCTCGACGCTGAAGTCCAGCATCGACGGCTGGAACCGGATCGGATTCTGGCTGCTGGCGGCGTTTGGTGGGGCTGTCATCACAGGCGTCGTCGGTTTCATGCTCTCGGGCGGGTTCCGGGTGGTAAGCTGA